ATGAATCGTTTAAATCTCGACTTCTCACTTTCAAGTGATGAAGCCCGCGCCGAATACGTCCAAACATATGTCCAAAACTTCGACGCAGAAAAACCTCTCACAAGTTCTGAACTCGAAAAAATCGCTGACTACCTACTATGGGGCAAAAATTCCGAAGGCCTTTCCTCCGATAAAAGCGCAAATATCGAACTAAAGTCTACCTGGTCATCTCGACCCATTATCTCTCTCGACGAACTATACGAAAGCCCCGCCTTCAATGAAGACTCAGTCCGCCCCATAAGTGAAACCCCAACCAAAACTTCAAAACAAAAATTTTCGAGGCAATTGGCTCGAAAAAATGCTCCACCCCATATACTCGCCCTATTAGAGCCTCTTTGGCGCGAAATCGACGAAATCGACTTCCAACTCTCAACCTACGAAGTTCGAACCGGCAAAAAAGAAAAAGTCCGCGAAGACCTCCGCGCTAAATTCACTCCACAAGAACTCCAAAACCTCGAAGAAAAATCAAAACTCCTAAATCCCTATTCCTACCTAAAACAAAAACGCCTTCTAATCGAAAAACGACGCGAACAATTTACACTTCAAGACTTCTATCAAACAAAACTCCAACGATTTATCCCCCACACCTATAACCCACTTGAAACCCCAACCTTCGACGCTGATATCCCCATTTACCCACTCGGCCTCAAGGGTTCTTCAAGTTTAGCGCAAGCCCTTTTCCCAGAAGGGCGTCTCCCAATTCCCTCAGACCTAAAAACCGAAAAAGACCAGCGCGCCCTCTCAGCTCAAATCTGGGCTCCTCGCCCCTCTCGCTATTTTGACTTTGAGGACTTGGCGCATCTCCAAGCTTTGGTAAAAATTTGGGACACCCTAGAAGAAGGACTCGATTCCTTACCTCTTGAAAGTACATTGCGCGCGCTCTTCGAAACATTCGAATGGTATAAGTCCCTAGCTGACTTGACTCCCCTCGAAGAAGACGTTTTCCAACTGAAAATGGCCCACCAGCAAAACCAACCAATCGTCGAATACATCAACAAAAAATACAATAAAACTTATAACTCAAACTATGTCTCCACTATTTTCCACCAAAAAGCCCTCCTAAAAATTTGCGCGACTGCCACAGCACATCGTGAGCATGCCGAAAACTTATTTTTCCCTGAAAACTTCAAACGCTGTAAGGATTGTGGGAGAACTCTACTTTTGGATAACAAGTACTTTATGAAGAGACAAAGTTCTCGTGATGGATATTCTTGTCGGTGTAAGAAATGCGACCGGCTATTACGATATAAAAGAGAAGGGCGCGAAGCCCCTCTCATTTAAAGGAGAAAACTATGGATAAAAATAACCGTACAAAAACTTTTATGGAGCTATTAGTAGGACTAGAGGCTATTGAGTTCGTGGGCCTTTGTAAGTTTTTAGGTATTCGGCTCATCGAAGAAAAAGGTGAGCCCGCGCCAACTACGCCCAATAACGAAGCTCCCCAAAAATCCGAAGCCCGAGATTTTTCAGACTTATTTAGTGATTTACTCCAAAAATTTTCGAAGCTATCTCGGCCTCGTCAGCGCGAACTCATAAAAATCCTCAAAAAAGTCAACAAATAAAAAGGAGGATTGGTAGTAATGCCACTACAACCAAATATACCCAAACAAAAACGGGCATTCCTCACAAAAGAATGCCCGCGTTGTAAGCAACAACAATTAGAAGAAGATTTCACAAAAACCCACTCGATTTTCTACCCAGATGGAGTACTTCCCATTTGTAATGATTGCATTACTCATTACCTCAAACAGAATGATTTTAGTTGGCGCGCGGTCGATAAAGTCTGTCAATGGGCCGACATCCCCTTTATCGTAAAAGAGTTTGAGAGATTACGGGATTTGAATTCTGATGATACTGTTTGGGGCGTTTATGCAAAAGTTTTTGCAACAGAAGAATATAAGAATTTGGGATGGGATAGTTATAACTCCCAATATCTCGAACTAAAAAAGGTTGGACTTATTGAGGATGAGATTCCATTGGTAAAGGAGAAACATTTTGAGGAGTTGCGCCGACGCTGGGGAGGCAACTACGATGATGATGAACTCTATTACTTAGAGGACCTCTATAAAGGCCTGCTTCTTTCTCAAAATGTATCTGGCGCGCTAGCCATTGACCAAGCTCAAAAACTCTGTAAGCTTTCATTAGAAATAGACAAACGAATTCGCGCCGGCGATAAAGATGTCGACAAATTCCTCTCATCTTATGATAAGATTGTGAAGACGGCAGATTTTACTCCTAAATCAGTTAAAAACGCAACCGATTTTGATAGCATTGGAGAGTTAATGTTCTGGCTCGAAAAGCGCGGACACCAAAACAAATTCTATGATAATACTACTAGAGATGTTATTGATGAGACTTTGAAAAATATTGAAGCTTGGAATCAGCGTTTATATGTAAACGAAGGTGGTCTTGGAGATGAGGTCACCGCGCGACTTCAGGCTCTTCAGAATGTTGCCCAAGCAGATAACTTTTATGACCTTCAAGCAGATAACTTTGATGCGGATGTCTATGAAGCTGAAGCTTTCAAAGAGGATGAAAGTGAGGAGTTTGATGCAGGAGGAACGCTCTAATGGCTGTAATTACTTTGCGCGACCCCACTTCAATTTATAACTCCCAAAATCGTCTCTTTAGAGAGGGGGTCGAATTAGAAAAAGGAGTTGTTATAACTGAGGATTTCTTAGAGCGAAATGAGAAGTTTCTGGAAGAGGAGCTTCAACTCTATACAGTTTATCCTGATATTTATTTGGATACGATAAAACCAACCGACTCGCAGTTTGACCTGTTTCCTTATCAGCGCTTATTTCTGCGCGCGCTCATGCGTTATAATCAAATTTATATTACCGCAACCCGCGCGGCCTCAAAGTCATTCCTAAGCGTTCTCGGACTCTATCTCCAATGCGTTTTTATCCCCAATCATAAATGCTCAATAGTCGCGCCCGTAAAAACCCAAGGCGTTAAGATTATGCGCCAAAAGGTAGAGGAAATTTTAAAGATATGGCCTCTACTTGAAAAAGAGCTTGAAGTTTTTATGGGGAAACCTCACATGAACTTTTCAAAAGATGTGGCCGAGCTTTACTTCAAGAATGGCTCCAAATTTACTTGTGAGGGCGCTACGGACTCATCACGCGGTCTCAGACTTCACTCAACATTCCTCGACGAAGTGCGCGATGCCGATGGCGACATTATTTCCGAAGTTATACTTCCTCAACTAAACGTTTCTCGGCGTGATGCAAATGGTCTAGTAAATCCTTATGAAGTTTGTAATCAGCAAGTTATTGCTGGAACTTCAGCAGGTATGAAGTCTTCCTATGCTTATTCACTTCTAATAGAAACAATGATACAAGCAATAATTGACCCAAAAAGAGCTTTTGTTATGGGCCTAGATTATCGTATTCCTGCCCAGCATGGCTTGGTTGATAAAAAACACGTTGAGAAATTGAGGATGTCTTCAGCCTATAATGAAATGACATTCGCATCAGAGTTTTAACTAAACTAGAACTCTTAAAATATTGAGAATTGCTGGAAACCCCTTAGAGCTAAATAAACTACAACGCAAAGCGTAAGCTTATTCGTGAGAGTTTGAAAATTATTTAGATTGGGCAATCAGCAGCCGAGCCTCTTCCCTAGAAGAGGAAGGTTCAACGACTAACGGCTTTATTGCAAAGCCAGCACAATACAACATAAAAAAGGAGGTTGTTGTTATGAAACAAATTATTGTTGATAACATCAGTACCACATACTATATAACTGAAGATGGGAAATGCTATAATAGTATTACAGGAAAGTTCTTAAAAGGACAAATAAATTATCTTCATGGCTATTTTTCTTATAATATTACTTTGCCAAATGGAAAGATGAAAAGAATTCCTGCCCATCGTTTGGTTGCCATTGCTTATATTCCTAATCCTGACAATAAGCCAGAAGTAAATCATATTGATGGAAATAAACTCAACAACTGTGTTGAAAATCTTGAATGGGTAACTTCTAGTGAAAATAAACAACACGCTTTTGATACGGGATTAAGAACTGTTCCCCCTATTTATTGTTTTACTCCAGACAAAAAGTTGATTGCAAAATACAAAACAATCAAGGAAGCCTCAAAAGCTACAGGTTTGAGCATAAGTATGATTTCTCAAGAAGTCAATAAAAAGGTGAAAACTCTCAGTGGAGGTTTTTATTGGTCAAAAGAGGCTGAGCTCGGAGAGACAAAAAATTATAAAAATACTGGAAAAGCAAAAGCAGTAAATCAATATACTAAAGAAGGAAAATATATTATGACTTATCCTTCTTGTGGGGTGGCTTCTCGAGCCATTGGTGGAAGTTCTAAACATATTAGTGAATGTTGTCGAGGAAAAATAAAATCAAGTAATGGTTTTGTATGGAGATATGTTGAAGATATAGTCTCGCCTTCAGATGAAAATCTGAGTGCTCCGCAAGAGCAATAAGATAGCGATGGGAACTTGGGCTGGAGGAAGTGAAGAGTCTTGGTTTGATTTTGAGAAACTTTCTAAGTATCGAACAAAGAAAAATCCAGAATTTACTCAGAAATTTAGAAACCAACAGAATTGTTTCTACTTTATCAGTGTAGACGTAGGACGCTTACAAGACTCAACAATTGCTTGTATCTTTCGAGTAAACATCAAGAATGACAAATACTACTCAACTCTCGTCAATATTGAAGTTCTTGGAAGACAAGCAGAGACAAAAACTTTTACACAACAGGCAATTGATTTGAAACTTTTGATTGAGAGATACAATCCTAGAGAAGTTTTGATTGACTGCAACGGCTTGGGTAGACGCCTATGCTCAAGTAAAACCTTCTTAACTGCTGGGAACCCCTAACGTAAAGACGAGGGCAATCAGCAACGAAGCAATCAGAGATTGATTGAACGCTCAACGACTATCCCGAAAGGGAGTAGGACCAAGTGGTCCGAAATGGAAGGTACTCTTAAAGAGTAAAGATATAGTCTTATCTATATGGAAACATATAGCAGTTCATAAGAGAACGCGTATAAACTAACGACTTATACGGAAAATAATGTTAGGCCTCGCAGATGAGATGATAAAAACTCATACAGATGCGCGAGGTCGTGAGCTTCCTGCATACGGCTTTTTCAATAACGATGATTACAAAAAAATTCAACCTAAAGACTCTATTCCTATTTTATATTCTATGAAAGCTAATGGACCTTTGAAATCAAAAATCAATGGAAATGCTTATTCTCGTTTGAATGGTGGATTGGTTCGGTTTTTGATTAGTGAGCAAGAAGCGCGCAACGCTCTTCTTGGGACAAAGCTTGGTCAAAAAATGACAATGCGCGAGCGAGTCCAACGATTACTTCCTCATGAGCAGACAACAAAACTTTTTGAAGAAATGGGTAATCTTCGCGTCAAAAATGTAGGTATGGATATAGTCCTTGAAGCGATAAATAAACGTTTCCATGATGACCGCTATTATGCTTTTGCCTATGGCCTATGGCGCATTAAGGAAATTGAAGAAGCACAAATGAAAAAACAACGAAAACGGGGCGCCGGAAAACGCAATCTAATATTCTTTACGGGAGGGGCATAATTTGGAACAACAAAATACCGAGTTCAAAAGAAATTTTGACCTTGCCTCCTTCAAAAGAGCATCAAGTGGAATGGTTTCTAAAAATGATGAAGTTTATGGAGACTACGATTATCTTTCTTGGCGCTCTCGGTCCCGCACTCTAAAAGATTACAAACCTGAAGAAATTGATAATATTATCAATTCAGGCTCTTTATCAGAGCAAAGAGAACTTTCAAGGAATTATTTCCTAAAAGATGGCCTATATCGTGCTATTATCCTCTATTATGCTAATCTTTTAAAGTGCGCGAACCTTTTGATTCCAAAAGTAAGTTTTGGGAAAAAGCTTTCTGACAAGACTACTCAGAAAAGATACTATAAAGCTTTGGATTACTTAGATGAAATAAATCCCCCAATTTTATATAATAAAATTACAACGCGAGCCCTCACTGACGGCGCATACTATGGACTAATTTCATCTTTGGATAAGGAGTCTTTTGTCTTGATTGACCTACCAGCCTCTTACTGTCAATCTAGATTTAGAGACATTTATGGTAGAGATATTATTGAATTCAATGTCAATTATTTTGACCATTTTACCGATGAAGATACTAGAAATCAAGTTCTAGAGATTTATCCTAAAGAAGTTATAAGTTTTTATCGTCGATATCAAAAAGGTAAAACTAAAACTTCTTGGATAAAATTATCTACTGATACTACTCTTTACTTTAGCATTCTTGAAGAGGGGAATCCAACTTTCTTGAACGTTATTCCTGCTACAATTCAATATGATGAAGCAGTAGATACCGAAAGAGAGAGAGACTTGGAAGAAATTCGCAAAATTCTCATTCAGAAGATACCTCACTTACAGGATGGCGCGCTTCTCTTTGAGCCAGACGAAGCTCTTGAAATGCACACTGGCGCGGTAGGTATGATGAAAGGAAATAAAAACCTTTCTGTTTTAACTACTTACGCTGATGTAGATAGTATTGTCTCAAAAACTTCATCTGATGCTGTTTCGAACAATTTAGAGAAGATGCTTCAAAATGTTTATGCTGAAGCTAGTGTCAGTGGCCAGCTCTTTGCGCCAACTGGTTCTCAAGCCTTATCTACATCTATCCTAAATGATATAAGCTTTATGATGCCAATTACTAATAAAATTTCAAAATTTATTAGTGAGCTTCTAACCAAACTTTTTGGAAATTCTAATATAAAATTTACTTATAAAATTCTACCAGTTTCTATTTATAACCAAAGTGATTATTTAACCGATGCTTTTAAATTAGCTCAAAGTGGATATAGTTTCTTCTTACCAGGCGCCGTTATGGATTTGAATCAGCGAGAGCTTCTAAGTATGAAGGAACTTGAGAATGAAGTTGAAAAACTTCAAGAAAAGTTAGTGCCTCTAAATTCAGCTTACACTCAAAGTGGAACTTCTGGGGAACCCGGACGTCCAGAAATGAAAACGGAAGAAAAGGCACAAACTACTATTGAACAAGAAGCATCAAAAGACAAACAAGGAGGCTTAAATATAGATGAATAAATTTGAGTTTCCAGTCGCTGTTTATGGCAATATAGAAAAATATAATGATGTATTATCGAAGGCGCGGTGCCGAATTTTCTATAAATATGGTAATAGAAACGGTACTTATATAACGGATGAGTTTGCGGAAAAACTTCTAAAAACTCTTCCTTATGCGCCGGTCAAAGGCATCTATGAATATGATGACTACACCGACCATGGAAGTCGAAGAAGCGAGGGAAGAATTTATGGAATTGTTCCCGAAAATCCCAATATCAGCTGGGAACCTCATCTTGATGAAGACGGAGTAGAAAGAACTTACGCTTGTGCGGATGTTCTAATTTTTACTGCGCTTTATGCTGAAGCTGGAGACATCGTAGGGAAATCTCAATCAATGGAACTTTATGAGCCATCTTTGAAATATCATCAGGCAATTTACGATGGACAAAAGTTCATTGTATTTGATGAAGGATGCTTTTTAGGTCTCCAAGTTTTAGGAGATGATGTTGAGCCATGCTTTGAAGGCGCGAGCTTCTTCGAACTTCAAACTAGTATTGATAAAGTTATAAAGAAGATTCAAGAAATTGAAGCTATTTATACTAAAAATGGAGGAACAGAGACTATGGAAATAAATTTCAAACTTTCCGATGGCCAAAAGCATGATGCTCTTTGGTCTCTCTTGAACACCGAGTATAATGAGGAAGGAAACTGGACAGTTAGCTATGCTATTTGTGAAGTTTTTGATGACTATGCTCTAGCCTATAATTATGAGAGTGGTAAGTATGAGCGAGTTTATTATACGAAGAATGATGAGACTGATAGTGTTGAGCTAGGCGAACGTATCCAAGTTTATATTATTGATGTAACCGAAAATGAAAAGCAGACTGTTGATACTTTGCGTCAATTGAATGGCGGTACCTATGAACTTGTAAATGAGGATTTGACAAATGCTGAAACTCTAAAAGAAGAAAATTCTAATTTTAGTTCCAAAATTGAAGAACTAAATAGTGAGATTTCTACTTTACAAGCAGAGAAGGCTGGTATTGAGGCTCAATATACTGAGGCTCAGGCCCAGGTCCAAACACTAACAGAAGAAAACAGTTCTCTAAATGAGTATAAAGCTCAGGTTGAAAAAGAGCAGAAAGATGCTGTATTCGCTGAGTATGAAGGACATCTAAGTGAAGAAATTCTAAATACTTATCGTGAAAATAGCGCTAATTATTCTGTATCTGATTTGGATAAAGAGCTGGCCTATGAGTTGAAGAAGACTGGTTTTTCTGCTTTTTCTAAAAACGACCGTCAAGGTCTAATTCCTAAGGACGTGCCTCTACAAGGTCTAGATGCCGTCTTAGCTAAATATGTTAAGTAATTGGAGGAAATAAAATGGCTACAAAAAGACTAGTAATTAGTGGCTATGGTCAAGTTGAGCTAAATAATGTTGCCTTCCGTCGTGATGGTCGTATTGAGGCTCAGTGTGCTCCTAATGCTACCGATTTCGCAAATATTCCTGTTGAGAATGGTATGCTTTTGGCTGTTGATGATGCTAATCATTGCGTAAAGCTACCTAAAGATGGCTCTCTTCCTATTGGCTTAGTTTATTCTACTGAGCATATGTATGATGAGCGGACTCCTGGTCTAAAGAACTTCAAGCTAAATGGTTCTGATGACTTCTTCCCCCGTTTAGGCTACCTGTCTGTTGGCGATAAATATCGTACCAATTGCATTTGCTATGATAGTACCGAGTTTAGCACTGAGGAAGCTCTAATTACCGCTCTAAAGGCTTGTGCCACCACGCCTGTATATGGTATGGCTGATGCTTCTGGTGCTACCAAGCTATCTGCTACTGCTGGCACCTTTGGCCCCAAGCTAAAGGTTGTTGCTTTTGACACTATGCCTGATGGCCAAAAGGGCGTCAAGCTACAAGTGCTAGCTGACTAATAAAAGGAGGGTAAATTATAATGACTATTAAAGAACTACAAGAAATTGCCCTTCATTGCGCTAAGGGTACTGTTCCTGCCACCTATGCTAATCAGAATGTAGATATGGATTCTGCTTTCCTAGATGGTCTAAAGGAGCTAGCTGGTTCCGTAAACCAGTTTATGAAGAATCGCTATGATATTTATGATATCGTAATCAAGACTGCCGATGAGGTTATGCCTAAGAAGGTAATTGATGCTATCGGTATGTTCGCTGAGGTTCAGTCTGTTCCTCAAGGTCAGAAGGCTATCTTTAAGCGTCGTCTAGGCAAGATGCGCGCCAAGAAGTTCCTAACCCAGGTTGGCCTATCTGGTGTGTATGAGACCTTCCGTCTAGATAGTGACACCTTTGAGCTAGCTGGCCACGCCGTCGGCGGAGGCGCCACCATCGACTTCGAGCGTATGCTAGATGGTGCCGAAACAATGGCTGAGGTTATGCAGGTTCTAACTGATGGTCTAACTGACGCCGTATTCTATGAGGTTCATAAGGCTCTTCGCGCTGCCGTAAATGCTTCTGCTCGTCCTGATGCTAATAAGGTAGTTTCTAATACCTTTGAAGCCGATAAGATGGTAAAGCTAGTTAATGTTGTTCGCGCTTACGGCAATGGTGCTGTAATCTTTGCTTCTCCTGAGTTTGTTGGCGCTATGGGTGCTGACGCCATTGTAAGTGGTATTGCTAATACTACTAATGGTATTTATCATCCCCAGGATATTGATGCCATTCACAATACTGGATTCATCAATATTTTCCGTGGAACTCCTGTTGTTCAGATTCCTCAGTCCTTTATTGATGAAACCAATACCAAGACTTGGATTGATCCTCAGCTAGCTTATGTTCTACCTACTGGTGGAGAGAAGGTAGTAAAGGTTGTTCTAGAAGGCAATACTCAAATCAATGACTTCAAGAATCGTGATAATTCTCTAGAAGTTTATGCTTATAAAAAGATGGGTTGCGCCATTCTAGCTCATCATAATTGGGGCATTTATCAGAATACATCAATAAATCAAACTTTTGAGAATCCTTATGGTTTCTAATTCTCTTCGAGGGAGGGACAAACTCCCTCCCTCGATTTATATATAAAAATTTTTAGGAGTAAAAGGAGTATTTAAAATGGAGAAGATTAGAGTAATTAGTAAGCATCAAGGTCCTATCAGCGTGAACATTCCAGACTTACATTTCAAGCGCGAGTGGCCCAATAAGGGTGCCAGCATTCCTATCGAAAGAGAAACTCTGGAAGAAATGATGTATGATAACGGCTTCAAGTATATGATTGATACTGGGATGCTTTATATTGAAGATTTAGAGGTAAAGAAGGAACTAGGCCTTGAACCCGAAGATGCTACCGAGCCTGTCAATATTATTGTTTTGAGTGATAATGATATGAAGCGGATGATGACCGCTATGCCACAGTTTGAGTTTGATGCTAAGCTAAAGACTTTGAATTATGAACAGATGCTAGCCTTGGCTGATTTCGCTATCAAGAATGAGCTAGGAGATTTCGGTAAGTGCGATGCTATAAAGAAGGCTTGTGGGAAGGATATTCTAACTGCTATTAAGTTAAATAGAGAGGATAAGGAGGGCTAATAATGGGAACCCCCTTAGAGAAAGTTTATTCTGCCTTCCTGTCTAAGATGCTCGAAGATGAATGGCTGAACTGGACACAGGAAGAAGTAGAAGAGGACTTATTAACTATCTTAGACGGCGCGCTACCTTGGTTCAAGTTCCCGCGCAAGTCTCTTGAACATGACGAACAGTACTTTTTTGAAGAACTGGATAATGAAGAAATCCAAATTATTGCCTGCTATATGAAATGTGAATGGTTGAATCGAACCATTCTAACTTGGGAAAATGTAAAGCCTTTATATGAGGAAAGAGATTTCTCCCAAGCTAATCTTATTAGTAAATTTACTGAACTTCTAAGAAAGGAAGAAGCTAAAGTTCACCGTTTAGAAGGAGTTTACTATCGCGCGCCAAAGCGTAAGCCATTTTCATATAGACTACTCGCGGAGCAGTATCAGGATGTCTGATTTTACTGAAGGATATAGTAATAAATTGAAAAATAAACTTTTCGGACTTTTGTGTGAGTTTGAAAAGAAAGGTGAGTGGGAGAAGTTTCTGGACAGCATTCTAACAGAATTATTAGGAGTTCCAGAAACTTCTCGAACTATCAACTACTATATTCTATATTATAAGATTTCTTCATTACGTTATCTCAGATATGATTATTTTCGTAGTACAGTTTTTAGCTGTATGACTTTATTAGGAAAATCAGATGAGTTATTTTGACATATATGAAAAACGCTTAAATAGATACGGACTAGATTACCAGTCTCGTATCCAAGGTAAGCGCGAACAGAATTTTGACCTCTATCTTCAAAAAAGTATTTATCGAGTAGATTTTGAATATAACAATAAGTATATAAGTGGAAGTTTTGAACGATACAAACAGGACGACAGCAAAACTCTTCATTATTTGCTCGTAAAAATTGATGTTGAGTTTGCGCCAGGTACAATTTTAATGATACCGGATAAAAACGATGAACTCAAGCCTTGGATGGTTTACTATCTTGAGGAGATAAAAGCTAGTGGCTATAATCGCTATGTAATGCTTCGTATGACGCATTATCTAATTTGGCATTCTCGTGATGGTTCTGAACAAGAAAGTTGGGCATATATGTATGGTCAAGAAAATAATATGCTTAGAGATGAAATTAGGTCTCGTAGCCGTATGGATACTATTTATGCTGAGAATCTCAAAGAAAATTTCTTCATAATGCCTTTGACACAGTATCTAAAAAAAGATGATTACTTTATTATAGGTAAAGAACCATATCGAGAATTCTATCGAGTAACTGGTTATGATATACAATCTTCACCTGGCGTAGAATATGTAACTGTTGACCCGATTTATGAGTTTGATTTGACGCCTCCTCCTCAAAAGGAGGAAAACGATAACGAAGAAGATTACTTCTGGCTACAAGGAGGAAATGCTGATGGTAAGAAACCTTGAAGAGCTAGGACCTTTTCTTCAGAAAATAATGGTTAGATTAACAACTAATCAAAATTTACTAAAGTTATTGTATTATAGTGATAAGGCGCCTTTGGAGAAAAAAGACCTTACACAAGACCAAATTATAAATGAAGTTTTTGATAAACTTATAAAAATAGTCCCTAGAATGGGGCCGAAGGAAGATGCAAAGAGTCTTATTTCATTACGAGTCGTTGATGGCGCGCGTCTTTCTTCTAATATTGAATTTCAAAGAATAGTTTTAGCTATTGAAATTTTTGTTCCTTTGACTCAATGGAAAATGAAGGGAACAAATCTTCGTCCTTTTAGTATAATGGGTGAAATTCAAAAAAGTCTAAATGGGAAAGTCATTGATGGAATAGGTAAACTTCAAGGAGGAGATTTTGAGATAAATTTCCTAACTGATGAAATGTCCTGTTATGAAATGACTTTTGACTTGACTGCTTATGATTGATTGCCATTTTGTGATAAATGAACCGGCGAATTTTCAAAATATTTGTAAGATTTATTCTCCTACCATTCGCCAGGTTATTACAGAAGAGAATTTTTTAGTTTATCGAAAACTTTTAACCCTATCCCAAGAAGAAATTGAAGATGAGTATATGGAGAAAGAAATGGAATTGTCAAATGTTCTAACTCCATTAGAGTATCTTTTGAATTCTTCTTTTAATAATAAACAAGTAGAAGCTCTTTCTATAAAAGCTTTTGAGTTTTTTATTCACGAACCAGTTTCTTTCATTTATGAAGAAAAAAAGATTTTAGTTGGAGATTTGAAAAAAGTCTTAGAGAGCGCGCAGTCATTAGACGATTTGCGTTTTTTGACCAGTGAAAATTTTTTTGACTTTCAAAATCTTATCAGAAATAGCGTGGGAGAAGACAGTATCGACCCTCCAAATCCTAATGAGCATCCAAAGATAAAAAAAATGAAGGCAAAAGCGCGGTATCGTGATAAAGTAAAAGCAAAAAAAGAAGGACTAACACTTGATACTTTACTCATTTCAATTTGTTGTATGGGTATTGGAATTACTCCACTTACAGTTGGAGAGTTGAGTTATGCTACTTTTTCTAAGTTAATAAGCGTATATCAAGAAAAGGAAAAATATGAAGTTGATATAAGAAGCTTATTAGCTGGAGCGAGTAGTAAAGATGTAAAACCAAAATATTGGATACATAATTCTGATAAAAAATAGGAGGAAATAAAATATGGCTTCTATCCTAGATAGATATGGTATCAAGGAAGTTTGCGATTTTACCTTTTATAAGATTGTAAAAAATGAAGATGGAAGCATTGGACATGGCGCTCCCGTTCTATATCTTGATACTCTAAAAGTCTCTACTACTGAGCAGACTGCTGAAAATACTTCTGCTCGTGGTGGCAAGGGTAACCCCGAACTAATTACTTGGGACTATGGCAAGGAAATCAATGTAACTCTAGAAGATGCTTTGTTCTCTGCTAAGTCTATGGCTATCATGTTTGGTTCTGTAGATAAAGATGGTAACCCTGTAATTGGTACTACTAATAAGTCTATCCTTAAGACTGTTCCTAAGTCCATGGTTTCTGAAGCAGTTGCCGGTGAGACTCAAGGTCAATATACTTGTAAGGTAAAGATTCGTAATGAAGATGTTCCTATGACCAATGCTTCTGTATATAAGGCTGACGGTACTGATGGGACAACAACTGAGTACGCTTATGTGACTGGTACGATCACTGCTTCTGATGTAGCTGAAATTACTATTTCCGTTGAAACCTTCCCCGGTACTTATTATTGCACTGGTGACACCTATGCTCGTAGTGAGGATACTGGTGAAGATGAGTTCTTCCAACTAGTAATTCCTAAGGCAAAGGTAACTTCTGAGAATACTCTAACCATGGAGGCCGAGGGCGATCCCTCTACTTTCAGCATGAGCTTAAAGGTTCTACGTCCTGCTGATGGCAAGATGATGAAACTTATTAAGTATTCTTTAACCAAATAATTGAATAAATCGAAACGGAGGAGGGAGGACCTTCTCCGTTTTCTTTTTAGGAGGAAATATGAACGAGTTTTCTTTCAAAGAATTGGAACAGTGTTATCTAAAAGCTACTTATCCAATAGAGATTGGAAATAGAACCATTGAAACAAAAGAAGTCCTTGCAAAATTTGATAAAATTCAAATTGCTGGCCTTGATGAAATAAAGCGATGGGTCAGCGCTAATGGCGGATTTGATAACCGGCCCCATGTTTTTTGGGAAACTACGAAAGAAATTGACCTAAGTTTTTCTCAAGGCGTATTCTCAAAAGACCAGTTCGCGCTTATGACGAATTCTAAACTTTTTGAAATTGAGGAAGATAAACCAGTTTTAGTAACTAAAATGGAAACTTTAGAAAGTGATGAAGAGAACAAAATTCATTTGAAGGAGAATCCAGTAGATTTATTTATTTATGAAAAAGAAACTGGAAAGAAAATTTTACCTTTATCCAAAGAAGAAAAAGTTATAGAAATTAACGAGCCTTATAAAGAAGTTATAGTATCTTATACTTATAACTACATAGGAGGCGCGAAGGTCGTAAAAGTTGGTAATAGACTTTTCAATGGTTTTGTTGAATTGGAAGGTAGAACAAGAGTAAAGGATGATACTACTGGTCAGGTAGTTACGGGACTTATAAAAATCCCAAAGCTAAAATTGATGACTGGCTTATCTATAAGGCTGGGCGCGCAAGCTACACCTGTCGTAGTCAATTTCAAAGGAATTGGCGTTCCAGTGGGGTCAAGAGGAAATTCATATGTTAGTGAGTTTTACTTTTTGAACAATGACATAGATAGTGATTTCTAACTGTAGTCAGCATTAGTTTTTAGCTAATGCTGATTATTTTTTAGGAGGAAAAGGAATGGCGGATAAGAAAATTAGAATATCTCTTGATATTAATGCCGAGCTTGGAAAAGTCCAATCAAAAGTATCTCAGTTGCAACAACAGCTAAATAAAGTACAATTGAGTGGATTAAGCGGGCAAGCTCTAGTTTCAGATTTTGATAATATACAAAATAGAATAAAAAAACTTCAAGAATTAGCTGAGAGGCCATTAACTGTAAAATCTGATTTTACAAAAATAGAAAAAGAGACTTCATCAATTCAGATAGCAGTGGAAAGACTCTTCAAAGAAATTGAACAATTACAGGCTAGCTCAAACAAGAAAAAGCTGGAGTTCCTACCAAATGACCAAAAGCAAAAAATAGATAAAGCAAATTCAGCTTTAAGTGCATATGAAAAAACTGTTGCTAAAACAATTAGTAAAACAAATGAGCTCAAAAAGGCTGAAAAAGATTTATCTAATATTCAAAAAGAATTATCCAAAGAACAAAAAAAGAGTTTGACCTCACAATCGGTAATAGAAACTAAAACTACTAATTTAGAAAATATAAAAAAGCAACTAAAAGAAGCTGATAAACTAAAACAAGCAACGGCTGAAGTTTATGAGAAAAATAGATGGTCAACTGAAGTCACTGGTAAAAAATATCAAAGTTCCACAAAAGTAGATGTCAATGGACAAAAAGTTGCTCTAAAAGATATTACAGAAAAAGTAATTAGGCTTAAAGAAGAAGAAACAAAACTAACAAATGACCTCAACAATCTAACAACTCAAGAAAAATTAGACGGAATTAATCAAAAACTAAAAACTCAAAATGAAGCCGTTGAAGCCCTAACTGTTCAATGGAAAGGACTAGATTTAGCAGAAAAGAGCAAAGCTTTTGAAACTTTAAAAGAAACCGCTCAACAATTAGGGATTAGTTTAGAAGGAATTGTCAGTGTTGATGATGTAGGAACACTTACAAATCGTCTCCAACAATTAGAAAAAAATGGAGTCAATGCTGTTGATATTGCTTTACAGCAATTAAAAACTGAAATTAAAGGTACAACCCCTTCTTTGGAACAGATTTCTGATAAAGTCGGTCAAGTTGGAAATGAATTCAATTTGGCTTCCCAAAGAGCTCAAGAATTTGCTAATTTGAAGTCGCAGGTTTTAAGTTTCTTTACTATAACTGGAGCAATTCAACTTTTCCGGCGAGCGGTCCAGAGTGCTTTTGAAACAGTAAAAGAATTAGATGAGGCGATGACCGAAATCGCTGTAGTCTCTGATTTTTCTGTTGGGGATATGTGGAAACAACTCCCAAAATTTACGGAGCAAGCTAATCAATTAGGAAAATCTATTAGAGATGTCTATGGCGCGACTACTCTTTATGTCCAACAGGGTCTAGACCTCGATAATTCGCTAAAACTGGCCAATGAAACCTTAAAGATGGCCGCTGTAGCTGGAATGGATGCTAAGGACGCTACAGATGCTATGACGAGTGCGCTTCGTGGTTTCAATATGGAATTGAGTGAAACATCTGCTCAAAAGGTCAACGATGTTTACTCTGAGTTGGCCGCGATTTCGGCTGCTGACACTCAAGAAATTTCTACTGCTATGAGTAAGGTAGCGTCTTTGGCTCATAACGTCAATATGGAGTTTGAAACAACTGCCTCATTCCTAACTCAAGGTATTGAAGCTACTCGTGAAGCCCCTGAGACAATTGGTACAGCCCTCAAAACTATTATCGCCAGATTTGCCGAAGTAAAATCTCTCTATACGAAAGGTCAGCTAAGTGGAACAGATGAAGAGGGCGAAACAATTGATGTAAACAAAGTCCAAACTGCTCTTCGTTCTGCTGGTATTTCAATGAATGCCTTTCTAAAAGGTGAAGAAGGACTCGACCAAGTTTTACTAAGATTGTCTAGCCGTTGGAATGACTTGAATGTCCTCACCCAGCGCTATATAGCGACGATGGCATCTGGTAGCCGTCAGCAATCTCGTTTTATTGCTATGATGGATAATTATGCCAAGACAACGGAGTTTGTCAATTCTGCTTATAACAGTGCTGGTTCTGGTCAACGTCAATTCGAAAAGACCCTAGAGAGTTTAGAAGCTAAATTAACCAAGTTGAAAAATGCCTGGGACGAGTTTGCTATGGGTCTCACTAATAATGTAATTATCAAAGGGGCAGTTGACACTTTGACGGTTTTGTTAACTGCTGTAAATAAGTTGATTGATGGTCTATCTGGAGGTCATGGTCTCATCAAGAGTGTTATGACACTCGGCGCGGTATGGGGCGGACTCAAACTTGGCGGGAACCTAATGGATAAGGTGTTAGCTTCTGAGTTTGTTCAAAGAAAAGTCCGATTGAAAGAAGGAGATAAGGCTACTGTTGAAACTGTTCGAAATGGAAATAAAGATAAGATTTCTTATGTCCAAAAAGGAAAAGAAATGGCAAAAAGCTTCTCTGATGGTTTTCAGTCATTCAAAGCTTCTAATAGAAAAGGTGGTTTCTTTTTAGAAAATATTCTTGGTATAGATACAAAGAAAAATCAATTAGGAAAAGAATTAGATAAAATTACTGAAGATGCTATTCAATCCATTTCTTTCAATAATTCTGATATTGTCGCTGATTTAGATTGGCAAAACAAAATGGCACAACAGATACAGGAGCTAAACTCTCAATTCTATAAAGGAGTTATAACAAATAAAGAATATAGCGAGAGTCTTCAAAAACTTGGAGTTTCCGTTCAAGATACTACTGAATTTCTTGAAAGATGTTCTGCTGCTCAAGAAAAGACTCAACTAAATGCTAAAAAACTCGGAACTACAGTAACCGTAGTGGGTGGAGCTTTTATGGCACTCGCCGGTATTTTTTCGATGCTTGGAGAAGAAGGAGAAAAAGTAGCTTCAACATTGGCAACAATTGGTGGAGTTTTAGTAGCAATTGGACAGATTATACCTGTTATTGCACAATATGGCCCTAAAATACTAACCACGATTACGACTTTAGCTAGCACACACCCAGTTTTAGCCGGTATAGTAGCAATGGTTGGTGTCTTAATTGCCTTATTAGCCACTGTTAATGCTAACTCCCCAGAAAAAAAATTAGAAAAGCTAAAAGAAACTACAAAAAAAGCTCAAGAGGCAGCAGATGAGGCATCAAAAGCATACGATGAATTAGCAAGTAAAAGAGAAAATCTTGATAAATTGAATTCTAGTTTAGAAGGTTTAACTCAAGGAAGTTTGGAGTGGAAGAAGGCACTTTTAGAGGTCAATAATGAAATTCTCAATTTAAAATCTCAATTCCCAGATTTGGAAATTGCTATTGATGAAACAACTGGAAAAATGTCAGTAAGCAATTGGGAAGACATACTAAAAAAACAACAAGAATATCTACAAAGCGCTCAAGATAATTTGATAATGGCAACTTTGGAGCAAACTAAAGGTCAATTGGAAGTTGATAATCAAGAAATAGATGCAAATAAAGATTTGACAGAAGAGCAGAAAAAAAATCAAAAAGCTCAGAAACGAGCCTCTTATGAATTAAGTAATATCGCTCAATTAAAAGCTCTTGGTGGAGGAAAAGATAACCGAGCTGTTTCTAATTTTGCTAATTTGGCATTACAGGACAAACTATATAGAGAATCTGACAGTAGTTATTATTCAATTTTAGAAAAGTATAAATCAGAAGGAAAATCTGAGGCAGTAACGAAATATAATACAGCAAGTAAAAGAAAGGCTCGATATGAAGAGCTGTTTGGAATTGGGAGTGCAGAAGGAAAAGGAGATACCGAAATCCAAGAAGCGTTAGCAAATCAATCTGCTATGGAAAAATACAGAAATCAGGCAGAGAAAATTAGTAAATTAAGTAGTAATAATCAAGCTTTGATAAGTGCTTTTTCTGGAGACTATACTTTACTTCCTGAAAAAATGAAAGAATTACTTCAAACTACCCTTAGCGAAGGTGATAAAAGTTCTCTAGCTGAAGCTCTTGGAGTTACTCCTGAACAAATTGATGCTATGATGGCTACTGCAAGAAATGAAATTACTAATGGAATAACTACTTTATATAAACCTTTTACTGATAAGGATCTTGACACAAATTTGTTAGATGGATTGGGATATTCTATAATTCAGTCTTTAGGAAAGCAAATTGGTGAGATGACTACTGAAGGTGCAAAGGAATATCTAAAAGCTTTCAACGAAGCAGTTAATGATACTGGTCTCCAAAAAGAAGAGAAAAAACGTCTTGAAAATTATCTCTCCTCAATTGACCTTTCTGATGCCGTTCAAGTTCTTGATGCAAAAGAATTCATGAAGAATCTTGGAATGGATGAGACTCAAATCGAGAAGTTCTGGGCTACTGCTGATACTGCTGTTAAGCCTTATATTACGAGTTTGGAGCAGGTTCAATCTTTGAATGAGAGAATTTCCAAGCTTGGCGAGGTTCGGAGTTTGGTTGAAAACGGCGAGAAGACTTTTAGTTCTAGTGATAAGGAAAGTCTAGTAGGTGCCGGTTTCGCGGATAGTGATTTCTTACAGACTGGGATTGATGAATGGACTTATGTTGGAAAAGACAGTAATGATTTATTGAGACAGATAAATGAAAAAGTCGCGCAGATTGGAGAGACTATTGTTGAAGGATTACAAGAGAGTGTAGTAGCTGGAGAAAAATATCAACCAATAATTGAAGCAAATGAAGAATTGAAAGATGATTTAGAATTGTTAAAAGAGAATGGCTTAGAGGGCGTTAGTTTGTCTGATGATCGTATCCGGGAAATGGCTGAACAATTAAAAATTGATACTACAAATCTTTCAATTGAAGGCATCGCTAATAAGCTAATAGATGCTATTAACATGGCAGATAATTTGGCCAGTAACAAAGAAGCCGTTCAATCTGAAAAGCTCAATTCTGCCTCAAGACAATATGATTTAACAGGAAATTTTGGAACTTTTACCGGAAGTTTAACTGACGATGAACAAATAACGATAATGACTGCTCAATTAAATAAATATAATGGGGCAATGGAATACTATGAAAAACTAAAAGCTGAAGCAGGAGATACTAGTAATAACTTTAATCTAAAATTGGCTGATGAAGCAGTTCAACTCTTTAAACTTCAAAAACAGTATGATAAAACTGCTGATAGTATTGATACCTATAAAGATGCTTTAGTTCAAGGCGAGAGTGCTGGCACTGACTATTATAACGCTTTAGCTACAGCAAAAACAGACTTGAGTACTTTATTCAATGTTGATAAAAATTTATTAAGTGATGATTTTATTAAACAATATGCTCAGGATATTTACAATTTGGCTGAGGGTGGAGAAGTTGGAACTCAAGCTTTTAACAATCTACGAGAAGCTTTAAATAATCTTCAACTTGTTAATTTACAAAATTTGATTAAAGAAGCTGGCGGAGAAGTTGGCGAGTTGGCAAATTGGATAGAAGAACTAGAACCAACTTTAGAAGTCAAAACACTTTTAGATAATTCTGGATTAGTTAGTGGTCTAAATATTATGGCTGAACAATTTAGAAATGCCAACAAAGACGCTAGCGCTGAATTGCTTCCTATTATTCAAGCTTTAGAAAAAATTAGTGGAACAAAAATTAAACTTGATTATGAGTATGAAACAAAAACTATTGGTAACTCACAGGCGGATAAAGAAATGCTATCTGCTCGAGGCTGGATTCGTCAAGGTGGCGGGAATGGTATGTCTACTTGGACAAGAGTTACTGGTATTAAGGCATTAAACTATTCCTCTAATACAACATCTTCTTCTTTAGGAGGCGGTCGTTTAGGTTCGCGGGATAATGGGTCATCGTCATCTGGTTCGCGGGATAATGGGTCATCGTCATCTGGTTCGGGTAGCTCTTCATCTGAGAAGAAAGAAACTACCTGGGAGAATCCTTACGACAAGCTCTATAACCTAACCGAAAAAATAAACGAATCCCTCCGTCAGCGCGAAAAGCTCGAAAGAGAATATGACCGCATTTTAGAACGCCGTGGCTCTACATTTCGGGAACTTCGCAAGAACTATAATTCCCAACTTCAATCCCTCCAAAAAGAAATCGCCCTTCAAAATCAATTACGTGCAGGTCGTCTCGCGCAATTAAATGCTCTATCTTCTGAGACCTACAAAGGCCAAGATAGCGATGGCAATGAACTCATAAAGTCCTTTGCAGATTGGGGTGTCACTCGATATGGTAGCTATGACCCCAATACTGGCTTACTTAAAATTGATTGGAATGCTATTGATGCTGTAAAAGATGAAAATAAGGGCGGGGCTATCGAAGCTTACATTAGTCGCCTAGAGGAACTTGAAGGCCAAATTGAAGATATCGACGCTCAAATCGAAGACTTCCAAGATAAAGTCACTGAGCTCCAAAAGGAGGATATGCAGGACTATCTCGATTTTGAGCAGAAGGTTTATGACGCAATCGTAAATCAACAACAGCAACTAATTGATGATTACCAAAATCTTTCAGATAAAATAAATGATTCTAATTCCAAAATCCTAGATTCAATTCAACGTTCAATTGACCTTCAGCGTCAAATCAGAGACAATACCAAAACTGAAGAAGATTTAAATGAAAAAGAGGCTCGTCTAGCTTATCTACGTCAAGATATCTCAAATGGCAATCTTATGGAGATAAAGCAACTTGAGGAAGAGCTAGGAGATGACCGACAAAACTATGAAGATAGTCTAATTGATCAACAACTAGACCGTTTAACTCAGCAAAATGATGATGCACAAACAGCACGGGAGCGTCAAATTGAATTGATGCAAGCCCAGCTTGATTATGCCTCAAAAAATGGTGAATTTTGGAATCAAACTTATGAGTTATTATCTACTGGTTTTAGTGCAGATGGAAAACTTAGTCAAGCTTCTCAATTGTGGAATCTTTTGAAGAAAGATGAAGGCTGGAAAGGAATGAGTAAATTTGGTAAACTTAATTGGCAACAAGAAATTTCAAAAGCTATCCTTTCTGCTAGTAATGGTTATGCTAATTGGAATATGTATAAAGCTGAAAAAGTAGATAAAAAATTAACCACTAAAAATGGTAGAAAACTCAAATATGATGGAAAGAATTGGAAAGATTCAAAGGGAAATATCTATAAAGGAGTCGATTATGATTCTACTCTTGGAGGTTTTACCTATAATGGTATGACCAAAGCTCCATCAAAAAATGGAAGTGGTTCTTCCAATAGTTCTAGCGGAACAAATAGAGCCAATAAGAAAATTTCTATTGGAAGTAGAGTCCGCGCAAACTCTAATAGCCTTATTTATTCTGACTCTTATGGCGGTGGTGGCGCGCGTCAATACTATGCTAATGACCCAATATACACCGTAATTGATGAAAATAATGGGTATTATTTGACTCGTTATCATAAATTAGGAGCAGGATATACGGGTTGGTTCCGTAAGCAAGATTTAACAGCTTATAAGACTGGTGGTATCGCAGATTTTACTGGCCCGGCCTGGTTAGATGGAACCAAATCTAATCCTGAACTTATTTTGAATGCACGCGATACCGAGAACTTCATTGCGCTAAAAGATATTTTAAGTTCTATTATGGACCGGAAAGGTCTACAAAATAATACTCAATCTGTTGGGGATATGTATTTCAATATTGATATAAATGTTGATGAACTAAGTAATGACTACGATGTTGAAGACCTAAGTAAAAAAATTAAACAAGAACTAACAGATAGTGCGATGTATCGTAATGTAAATTTGGTAAATTTCATCAGATAATTATAAAGCCATAATGGTTTCTTCACTTATCCTTAGAGAAATTTGAGGAAAGGAGGAAACCATTATGGCTATTGCGTTAAAAGGAGATTTTATTGGTTTTTCTTTTAATGGATACCGTTCCGAAGAATTAGGAATTGTGCGGGTTAGCGATGGTAGTAGGTATGATGAAGATTTACTTCCTACTAGTCAAGATAAAATTGTTCAAGTTCCTGGAGGGGACGGTTTTTATTATTTTGGGAGTGATTATACTCAAAGACAATTTAGCATAAATATCGCTTTTGATGAATTAACTGAAGCACAATTCAGAAAACTGCAACAAGTTTTTGGAACAAAAGAACTTGGAAAACTAATTTTTGATGAAAGGCCTTATAAATATTATATGGTAAAATCTGGGAATCCTCAATTGAAATATATTTGTTTTGGGAAAGAGGGAGAACCTCGTATTTATAAAGGAGAAGGAACTTTAACTTTTACCGCTTATTATCCTTTTGCGAAAAGCGTTTTTAAATTTTTAGAGAAAACTCAAAAAGAAGGAAAAGAAGTTTATGTCTTACAAGGCACTTATTCTAATATTGAGGAATGGGCTGAAGCATCTGGTATGAAAGCACAAGGTACATTAGACAAAGTCCCAAAAAATCCAACAGGAGGAGTCTATTCTATTTCAGTATATAATGCTGGAGACCGTGAAGCTGATTTTATTCTAAAATTTAATGGCGCTCCTAGTAATGCTATAAATATAGAATTAAGTCAGCAAAATGTTGCTGATAAAAAAGCATTTTTGAATCTAAAAAATTTTGGTTTAAAGGGCACTGATACAGGATTCCAAATAAATACCAAAACAAATTTAATAGAAGGATTTAATACAAAAGGTCTTACTGGAATTCTTTATAATGAAAATATTATTCAAGGAGACTTCTTCAAAATTCCTCCTCAAGAAGAGGGATTAAAAATTAGTATAACTGGCGCGACCCCTACAGAAATTGTGTATGATTATATTTACTACTAAGGAGGCTTATTATGAAGAAAAATAAGTATGAGATAAGCCTATGGGAAGATAGATTAGTCCCTCAAACTGGAGAAGGGCAAAGTATAGTTCCTGAACACTACGAAGAAGAAAAAGTTTGTATAATTGGCTCAGATACCATGACATCACAGGCGCGAGTCCTTGAACCGAAACTTGTGAGAAATGTCAATGGGACAAATAAATTAACTTTTAAATTATATTATACCTATATTGACAATGAAACTGGTGAAAAAGTTCAAAATCCTTTTATATCTCTTTTAGTAAATGAAAGAAAGGTAAAATGTAAATGGGAAGACCATTGGTATGATTTCGTTATCAAAGGTATTCAAGAAGATAGTAATGGGAAGACAATTACTTATACTTGCGAAGACCTTTATATCAATGAACTAAGTAAAACAGGTTTCAGTTTAGAATTTGACCAGAAACTCAATAACAATCAAGGAACCGCGCAGGAATTGGCAAAAAAAGTTCTTGAAGGAACCGATTGGGTTGTTGATATTGATAATAGTGACCATATTTTACAGACTATTGAGGAGCCTCTTTATAGTGCCACTCTCACTCAAGATTTGGACGTAAAAGATAAAAACGATGTGCCTAAGAAAATTCTTGGAGGAAGCGTTATTTATCTCTTTTACTCTGTTGTTCAAGAAAAAAAGAGCTACATTCAATTTATTTATAATACCTCCTATGAAACAGAAAGCAATAGCCAGCTTCTAAAAGAAAATAATTGCTACTCTGTAGAAATGGATTGGAGCGTTTTTGAAGCCCTCCTTGATGGAAATATGGGAATCGTATTTTCTGATTATAGAGGAAAACGCCTAGTTCGTAAACAACTTCAAGAATTCAACAGTGCGCTAAATAGAAATTGTTATGTCTATAAAGACCAGAGCAACAACAAAGTCTTAGGTTATTCAACTGTTGAGTATAAAGACCCCACTGTTGTTTTGAATTTAATTTCTAACTCTAAGGAATTTATTAATACAAATGGATGGCAGGGAGACTTAAACTGGCAACTCTATCCTTTATTCTATAATAAAAATAAATTAGAACAGACATATACTTCTACCACTTATTTAAAAACTGGGAAAAATAAAGTAGTAGTTTTTAATAATGGGTTATATGATAGTGCAGGATATCTTGAAAATGGTCTTCAGCCAGGACAACATTATTATCTTAGAGTTATTGGATACAGTGGAGAACCCAAAAATGGAATTCCAATAACTGACGGAATTTCTGTAGATATTCAAGATTATTTTAATGCTTTATCTACTCAAAATACTATACCAGTTCACAACACTCTTCGAGATGATAGCTATTGCTCGATAGTGGCAACAACCACCGAGGACTATTATTTTATAACCCCTGATACAACGCAAAACAAAGAAACAACTTATTACATTCGAAATTCATCTACTGGTAAGTATGAGACAAGAATTTTTGATAAGAACAATACTTTTCCTGGTAATCAAACCTTATATGAAAAGAAAAAATGTCTTCAAATTGAAATAGAAATAAAAAAAGCTCGTCCTAGAAAAGAAATTACTGCTGGCTATTTTGGAAAGTACCATTATAAAGATAGTGAAGGAAATATACAGACTAAAATTTCTACTGCTCGTCCTGGTCTTTTTATTAGTTTGCCAGGTAATAGTTGGATACAAGAAGTTCAATTTTATCAACGAGTAGAAGGATATAATGGAGCAATAATTCACATAGGAGATTTTGATACTCAGTCAATAGGAATTCCTTATTATAAATATTTTATTCCGAATGACAGTTATAAAAAAGAAGAAGATATTAAATATCTTTATTGTGGTACTACTAAAAAAACAGACCTAATTGAAATTTATAAAGAAAAGGATGATAATACTACTCATGTTCTTTATGAAAAAATTAGAAGTATTACAGCAAAGAACTCAAATCGTTTTAATATTCTTCAAAGTATAGCTGAAACTTTTCAATGTTGGATAAGATTCAAAATTTTCCATAATGAAAATACTGGAAAGATTATCTATGAAAATGGAATTCCCAAAAAAACAGTCTACTTCAAAGAGGAAGTTGGCAAAGACCTTGGATATGGTTTTGTTTATGGAATTGACTTAAAAACGATTTCTCGTTCTATCGACAGTAACCAACTCACAACAAAAGTAGTGGTCGCGCCAAATACGACCGAGTACGCCGAAAATGGTATTTGTCGGATTGCTGACGCTGATTTGAACGAAAATGGAGAAAACTATATTCTAGATTTTGGGTATTATATTTCTCAAGGACTTTTAAATTCTGGAGAACTTAATAAATATTTATATCAGCCAGAAAATGGTAAATCAGGTTTTTATATTCAATTAAAAAAATTAAATAATGATTATATTGAAATTATTTCAAAACTTACTGCAAAAAAAACTGAATTAACAAAACAAAAGTCTCTTCAAGTTATTTATGATCAGTATGTAACAAATAGTGCAACTGAGATTACTACTTTAAAAAATAACTTGTGTCAATTGACGGGTTTTGCTAATTATAGAGAAAAAGAAATTCTCAATTATCTAAATAAACATTCTGATAATACCGAGGCAGTTAATACCTATTCTAGTCTAATTAACACTCAACATCAACGAGAAAATAATCAAGCTAGTTTAAAACTAATAGAAAAAAGTGTAGAGAATTTAACTACTGTAATTAAAGAGTATGATGAGAAATTAAAAGAAATTATTAAGAATAAAGAAATTCTTGAAAAAGCCTTTTATCAAAAATTTTCTCGTTTTATTCAAGAAGGTTCATGGACTTCTCAAGATTATATTGATCCAAATCTCTACTATTTAGATGCCCGTAGTGTTGCTTATACGAGCTCACGTCCAAAAATTTCTTATAATATTTCTGTGATTCGTTTAAATGCTCTCGATGAATATAAGGGTAAAAAGTTTAATGTTGGAGATATTTCCTTTATTGAAGATAAAGAATTCTTTGGATATATAAAAGGAGAAGATGCTTGGAAGACTCCTTATCATGAAAAAGTTCTGATAAGTGAATCTACTTCTTGGCTTGATAGTCCTGAAAAGGACATATTTACAATTCAGAATTATAAAACTCAATTTGAAGATTTATTTCAGCGTATAACCGCTACGACTCAATCCCTCCAGTATTCTACTGGCGAGTATAATCGTGCTTCAAACATTGTTGAAGGAAAAGGAGTTATCAATACCGAGACTCTTCAGAATAGTATCAATATAAATAACGAACTAGTCTTCAAATCTCAAAATGAAGAAATCTTCCAGGATTCTACTGGTCTAACTTTGACTGATAAGCGAGATCCCTCAAAACGAACTAAGCTTACTTCTGGTGGACTTTTCATATCTACTGACGGTGGAGTTACTTGGAAGAATGCTGTTCGTGGTGAAGGCGTAGCAACTCAATATCTAACTTCGGGTTCTATCAATACCAACAACATCGCAATCTATGATGGCGCGCACGCCTCATTCAGATGGGACAAATATGGTATAAACGCTTATGATGCTACTCGAGAGATAGACGAAGCGACTAATCAAGAAGTTCTCAAAGGGATCGTTACTAATAACTTTGTTCGTTTTGACCAATATGGTGTGTATGGAATAAAAGGAATAGCAGATGACCCTTATAATCCTCAAAAAGAAGTCGTTGTTGATGGTAAAACAATAGTTGGTGAAGATAGAATTTGGCACGACGCTCTTTTTGGAATGACCTGGAAGGGATTTTTTCTAAAAAGCAAAGGTACTGATAATCAACAAATTGAAATTTCAACTACCAATGATATTTGTGTTACTAAAGATAAGGTTGAACGTATCAAAATTGGTAGAATTGATAGTAAGAAAGAAATAACTGAGGATGGAGAAATCTCTCACGATATTTATGGCCTTCGACTAAAAGATAATACCGGTATAACTACTATGGAAACTGATGATAATGGCCAGCTTTGGCTGAGGGATAAGCTACAAATTGCTGGAGCAAAATATGTAGGAACTTCAGATTCTAAGATTATAGAGGGTAAAATTTATTACATTAAAAATGAAAATGGAACCTTTTCTGAAGTTCAGAATCCAATAACTGAAGAGCTTTCGAATTATTTTGAATTAGCTACGAGCGGAGTTAGTATAGGAAATCTTGGACAAAAAACAGAGAACTCGCCAAATCAAATTTTCAATTCTAATAATAATTTTATTGTTTATGAAAATGGAAGTATTTTTGCTAATAATGGAGTTTTTAATGGACAGATAAACGCCACTAGTGGTAGTTTTACAGGAGAAATTAATGCTACTAGCGGAACTTTTACTGGAGAAATCAATGCGTTATCGGGAAATATAGGCGGTTTTACAATAGAAGATGAATATTTAGAAGGAAGTGGCGCAATTCTATCTCCTGAAGGTATAACTATTAAAAATGATGGGCGACTTTCTATTTTTGATAGTACCGGAGTTCCAGTTTTTCAAGCTAATACAAAAACTTATGTTTTAACTAGTGATACGATAGTAGAGGAAAATAAGAAATACTTTAAAGTTAATGAGGATGGTGCCTATGAAGAAGATACCTCTTTAAAAGTAGGAGATCCTCTACCTGCAAATACTTATGAAGAAAAAACTATAACTCAATTTTCAGGGAAACTTGTTGGAGCTAGTGGTAGCTTTTCTGGTGATTTAACAGCAACTTCGGGACACATTGGTGGGTTTATAATATCCGAAGAAAAACTAGAATCAGTTTCAAAAAAAGATAATGGAGAAACAAATATTATCTTAGATGGCACTAATGGTAATATAATGGCAGAAAACATCTCCTTAGGTAATGGGGCAGAAGTAAAAGATCAAATTTCATTCAAAGGAGCAGATGAAACAGTCGCCTATCTCCAAAATCCGATCCTTCATGATGGAGTGGTTCTTAGTGCAGGAGAATTAAAATTAAAGACAAGTGGACTTCTCGAATTTGGAGATATAAAAATTTCTGGCGATGATAAAAATCCAACAATTCATTCTTCTCTTTGGTCAATTGATAAAGATAAAGCCATTTTTAATAATGTTATTGCTCAAGGTGGCACAATTGAAAATGTCGTTTTCAAAAACTCTTCAGTTCAATCTGCTGGTGGATTGATGATTTTTAAACCTTCTTTTACTGCTCATTTTAAATCGAGAGTTTATGTTTTATCCAATGACACTATAGTTTTAGAGGGAAAGCAGTATTTTACAAAAACTGAAAGTGGTGCCTATGAAATAACTACAATAAAAGTTGGAGCCCCGGTTCCGTCTAATACTTATGAGATAACTTCCACTTATACTTTTATTATTGAGGACAATGCTGAAATGTCTTTGACTTCTGGCGATCACATTTTGGTAGAAGGTACTGAAGGTATTATTAATTCTGTGTCTGAAAAGGAAGTTTATATTGATTTTTCAAATGATAAGTTAGAATTTTCAGAAACTTGTTCAATCACTAAGCTTTATAGTTCAAAGACTAATATTAACTACACTCTTACCACTGATAGTACTCCTCTTTTAGGAAAAATTTATTATAAACTAAATGGAAATGATTATATCGAAGTTTCATTTACTGAAGGAGAACCTTTTGGTGAAGGGCAATATTATGAGAAGCAAATCCGTACAATTCTTGATGATTCAGTTTTAATTGGAATTAGTTCTATTGAGCCTAACAGCATAAATTCTATAGCAACAGACTGTCATTTATTTAGAAGCGGCTTAACTGTTACTGCTCCTATAATATCTTCAGAGGGAAAGGCTAGTTATCCAAAGATACCCAATCTATTTTTAGGAGATTTAACAGCAATAGGAAAAAGTGGGTATGGCCTTTATGGAGATAATGTATATTTAAATGGCACCTTAACCACTCAGGTACCTTCTGAGGGTTTACCAACTTACGCTGGTGTTAATACACTAAGTGGAGTCCAAAAAAGTGATAACGATACTCAAAAAATTGTTTTTTGGGCTGGCTCAAGTTCTGATAAAGCTGAGGCAATTCGAGAAGCTCCTTTTCAAGTAACTGACAAAGGTAACTTATATGCAAAAGCTGGTACTTTTACGGATTCGGTATTTACTGATAGTACAATTACTGGTAGTCAAATTTATGGTGCAGATATTTATACTGCTAGTATCCATGGTTGGAATAAAGACCAGAATCAAAGTGGCGGGCTAAGTATTTATAATACTTCTCAAGGGATTATTTTTAAAACAGAAAAAGATATAAATGGAGAAGAAAAAGTATTATTTCAAATTAATGGAAATAAATTTTCTACACCAAACAAAGACTTTATTTCAATATCAGAAAATAATATAGTTTTTTCTGGAAATGAATATCAAATATTTCCTAAAATAAAAATACAAACAAAAGATACTACCTTAGTTGAAGGAAAAACTTACTACAAAAAAAATGAAGATGGGTCTTATGTTATTGTAGAAGTTCCTAATCAAGAAAATATAACTACTTATTATGAAGAATTAGAATCAGAAAAAGAAAAGTTTTCTTTAGCAGATAAAAAATTGGAATTTTTAGGAAAAGATGATACTAATAATTGGTCTTTGCTGTATAGTGGTATTTATTTTTCTCAAACTGATATTCTCAATAAAATAAATGGAGAATCTAAATTACTAATTTCCAATGAAAAAATTAGTAGTTATGAAGCTTTTGAAGCTCAAAAAGATATCTTTTTTGGTAGAACTATGGAATATCGGGCAGTAAAAGGAAAAATAATAGAAAATGGAAAAGAAGTAGAAAAAGAGATCGGATATAACCTCTATATAAAATAAGGTTTAAGGCTCCTATTTTTCTTATATAGGTAATAAAAATAGGAGCCTTTCTATTTCTTAATACTGCGGTAAAAGGAGGAATTATGGCAACAAGTGGAGCGGTAAATACAAGTACTTTAGATGGTACTTATTTTTGGGTAAGGTGGAATGTACAAAAAAGTTCATCCAGTACCAATTCTACTACTATTAATTGGAGTTGTGGAGTTAATCCTGGGCATCAATATTATACTAATGCTCTTAAAATGGGACCAATCAAAATTAATGGAGAAACAGTATATACTGGTGGAACTTTTTCTAATATTACAGATTATAAGGAGCATACTTTTAGTAGTGGAACATTAACTATCAAACATGATTCAAATGGAACAAAAACTTTTACCATTTCATCATTCTATGGATGGATTTATGAAAGTGGAAACACATGGTCTTCGGAAAAAAGTTTTGAACTTCCAAGCTTAACTCTTTATACAAACTGTACTGGTCCTACAGAGATTACTTTTAAATTAAATAAAACTTCTGTGGATAAAAATAAAGAGTATTATCTTGTTCCAGGAGATAAGGTTGTTGTTACTTGGAAGGGACAGAAATCAGGGACCAATAATCCTATTACTGGTTATGATGTATATTATTATTTTTCTAGTGACAATACTAGACCAACCACTACAGTTTATAGTGGTCGATACTCTACAACCGATTCATCACTTGAAATTACAATAACTGATAAACGTCGGGGGAATTATTTAAGAGTTGGAATTGTAGCGAAAAGTAAGTATAATATAACTAGTTTAATATCGTCAAGTTATGATTATAAATTGATGGTTAATGTTCGACCCAACAAGCCATCAGTTTCAAAGAGTTCTTTTGTTTATAAATCAACCCAAACTTCTACAACAATAAAAACTATTTCTCCAGGAAAATTAAATTTTGGTAGCCATACTGGCGAAGTTCGATATGCTACGGCAACTACTGGACCTAGGACGGCAATAGTTAATGGACAATTACCAGGCGCCGAAGAAGGAACTTATTATTTCTGGACCTATGATGGGCAGGAATATAGTAGCGACCATACAACTGTAGAAGTTATTGCAAATACAAAACCAGTCATAAATAGTTGGTGGCTTTATTGGGATAAGACGTCAACAATTAAAAATAATTCTAAGTTTGAACCAGGAAAGGATAATAAAATTCCTACTTGTTTAGAAGAGATTCATTTTAAAATTAAAGGAAATAAACAAGGCTACTACGATTTAGTAGTAAGTGGAGGGAGTACTACTATTACATTAGTAAATAAAGGAATTCTTTCAACGTCAGAAATTACAACAAAAGTTTTTAAAATTCGAGAGTTAGGGTTACCATTAAATAGTGATTTAAAATTTTCAATAACTCCTTATGATGACCTAGAACGAGGAGAATCTGATTATAAAGAGGAATGGACGGATTCAGAAAATAAAACTTATAAGTATAAAAATCCTTCACTTCCGCTATGTATTGATACCTATAATCAGTTTGATAATTCAAATATTTCTAATACCACAAGTGGGAATTTTTATCAAAAAATTCGTGTTAGATTTTCTTATGACTCTTATTTTTTAGAAAAAGGATCTGTAAAATTAAATCAAGGAACTGATTATTTACAAGGAAGCTATACGGTAAAAAAAGATAATAATGAAAATCCTGCATATATTATATGCGATTTTACTGCCTCTGGAAATCTAACTCCAGGGAAGACTTATTACCTTTCTTTTATTAAGCAATTATTTTCACAAACTTCTTCTGACACTATATCATATACAAGAGTTCCAACATTTAACCCAACTCCTGCACCGGGGTCATCTTTTTTAGTTAAACCTTTTACAAGCGGAGCTACAAGAACTTATCAGCAGGATTTAAAAATACAAAAGCCTTATAATAGCGAAACATTTTATACTTATTATAATATTGATAGTACAAAAAATAATTGGTGGAAATCTGAGCTAATAGTAGATGGAAAAATAATTGATTTAACGAAATTTCTTATTCCAGGACTTGTTTTTGAAACAAATGGTGACTATGCAATAAAAAAATTTGAAATTACGAAAGGGTCTTCATCTTTTTTTAATGAGGTGGCAAAAAAAATAACCATTCCTAATCGAAAAGGAGAAATAACAGCAATCCTAAAAAATACTATTAAAAATTGTTTTGGACAGGAATTTTCTGGTCAAGCTTCAATAGCGACTTTAAATTTTAATGAAGAATCTGTAATAACTTTTACAGATATTAATTCGCAAAATTATCTTTTTGAAGGATATACAATATCAACAACTTGTAATATAAAAACTTATTCACCAAATGCTATTACTTTTCAACTTTTGCTTAAAAAGAAAGATGAGCCTATTATTGTTTATGATAGTAAAAAAACGGAGGATATTGTTGCTGAGAATCCTCCTGGATTCAATAAACCTCGAGACATTATTTTATCAATAAACAAAATAATTCCTGAAATAAAAGATTCAAAGGATTGTTGGTTTTCAGCAAAAGTTCTAGACGGAAATTCTGTTATAAAAACTTACGACTACAATACAGGAAATTCATATAAGAGATTAAGACACACAGCCCCCATTATCTCTTTTGATAAAGCTGTTTATTCTGAAGAGTCAGAAAAAGGGATAATCACTGTAGACTATAATATATCTGACATTGGGACAATAACTTCTAATGAGAGTAGTTATGGAACAGTTACAACAACTTTAACCTTAACTTTAGAAATTGATGGAACCTCTTACACCGCAAACTCTTCAATAGATGGTCAAGGAAAAGGCACTGCAATTTTTAATTTAGATAAATTAAAAATAACTAGTTTTAAAAATGGACACTTAAATCTAAAAACCACAGTTGTTTATACGGGGTCAAATATTGATCCTTATAATAAATCTAAAATCGGAATTTCTAATACCTACACAATTTATGGAATTGCACCAACAATAGCATATCGAAAAAATAGTCTTGGAATAAATACAGCCTCCCTGGGAGAAAGTGACATTTTGACCATAAGTCCTACTTCAAACCGAAATTTGATTACTTTTAATAAAAAAGGAGACTCCACAGAAAAACTCTATGTAGATTTGGCAACTGGACGACTTATTGGTTTCATTTTTAATATTGATTGTGGTGAAATTAAATAATCAGAAACTTGATTTCTTTCTAATTTTATTATATAATAAAATTAAAAGGAGGCAGATTTATGAAAATTACAATTTACCAACTAATTTCCACCCTAAATATTGAAAAAGAGCTTTTAACCCAAAAACTTCCGATTCGTACCGCCTACAATCTCTCAAAAATCTTCGCACGGGCGCGCGAGGAGTTAGAATTCTATCAACAGAAACTCAAAGAAATTATAACCCAATACGGCGAAAAGGATGAAAATGGAAACCTTATCTTTTTAGAGAACGAAAATGTTTCTATTCAAAAAGATAAAGTAAATGAATGTCAACAAGAAATTCTTGACCTTCAAAATTTAGAAATAGAAATCCCTGATTATTCCATTTCTTTAGATAGTTTAGAAGCCGTAAAGATTTCTCTTGACGAAATTTCAGTATTGCTACCATTTATTTGTGAAAATTGAATAAAAACTTAAACCCACTTTTGATTAGTTATTAGAACTTTTCAGAAGTGGGTTCTTTTATTTTGAGTAAGAATTTTCTCATCACTTATAAATAGAGGAGAAAAAGGAGGGATAAAAATGGCAGGATATAATCCATACGCTACAAATTCATACCAAGGAACCCAAATGTTCCCACAACCTCAAGGAAATGTTTATACTCTAAATAATTCAATGGAAATTGCTAATATACCAGTTAGCGGAGGTATTTCAGTTGGCATCTGTCCAAGTGAAAATCTTATGTATATAAAAGCTATGGTCAATGGCGCGCCGTCCCTAATGGTATATACAATTACTCCATGTGAGACAAAACAAAACTTACAAAATGATGAAGTTTCTTCAAGACTGGAAAGACTTGAAGGCCAAATCGAAGAAATCAAAAAACTACTAAGCGGAGGAGGTAAACTGAAGAATGAACTCTAATATGTTATCAGCTTTGATGAATATGGGTCACAACCAACCCCAAAATCCAACTCAAATAACTCCTCCAATTGACCCAGAAAAGATGAAACAAATGATACCAAATTTGACAAAAGAAAACCTTGTCCAATTAGTTCAACGGGCTCGTTTGCAAGGAATACCCGAAGACCAAATCGAACAAGGTCTCAACTTTATACTAAGTTTAAAATAACTTTTGCGTCCGGGGCATAAGTTATAATAAATAAATGGAGGAATAAAAATGATGAATGAAGGATTATCAGCAGGTGATATCCTAGCTCTAACTCGCGACCAAGACGGAATGGGTAATGCATAGAACAACCCCTTTATCTATCTTGTTTGGTTGGCCCTACTTGGCGGAAACGGAGGTCTTTTTGGTCGTAGGGATGATAGCAACGCCTTACAGGGCGCGCTAACTCGCTCAGATATGTTTGAAGGATTTAATAACCAAGACATCAATAGCCAGCTCCGTGGAATTACAAATGGACTCTGTGATGGTTTTTATGCTGTCAATAATGGATTGAAAGATGGTTTCTACGGCATCCAGAGCGCGCTAGCTGAGAATCGTTTTGCTCAGCAAAATTGTTGCTGTGAAATCAAGGATGGCATTAAGGACCTTTCTGCCGAAGGTTATCGTAATACCTGCGAAATCACAACCGCCATCCATGCTGAAGGTGAAGCTACTCGCGCTCTAATCAATTCCAACACTATGCAGGAACTACGCGATAAGCTAGCCGAGCGTGACCGTGACTTACAAACTGTTCAGTTTCAGCTATCTCAGCAAGCTCAGAACGCTACTCTAATCGGAACTCTACGTCCATTCCCTCAGCCCGCATATATTACTTGTTCCCCTTATCAGTCCGTCAACGGAACTTGTGGTTCAAGCTATAATTGCGGATGCGGTATCTAATTTTCTTTTACCGTGAGTACATATCCGTATCGGAGGTAAATAAAAATGATTGATAGCTATTCAAATACTTCTCAAGAGGTTGTGGCTGGAGGCAATATCTCCTTTGCTATAAATAGTATCCAAACTGGATGTACCGCAACTCACAGCGCCGGTAGTACTACTTTCTCACTAAATAAGCCTGGTTTCTATTTTATAACATTCAATGGAACAGGTGCTATTACTGGAGCGACTGCGGGTACGATAATTGTCTCTATGTTGAATAATGGAACTTTGGTTCCTGGAGCAACCGCTAGCGTTTCTTCTGCTTCAGCAACTGATGTACGTAGCTTAGCATTCTCTAAACTCATCCAAGTAAAACCTTCTTGCTGTGCCGTAAATAATACCACTAACCTAACCTTCAACAATGCTGGTTTAGCCGCGACTTTTACTAATGTAAATGTTGTAATAACTAAAATAGCATAAGGAGGCACAATTATGGTAAAATTCAAAGCACTATATAAGGGAATGAACGACGACCTAAAAGATGCAGAAATGATGATTGACTATGCTTGTGAAATCAGTAAACATGAAGAAGATAAAGCTTTAGCAGATGAAATCGCAAAATATGCTCAATACCGACTAGAGCATTTCATGAATTTCCATAAACTATTTGAAAATGAAGCTTCTAAAGAAAAGAATGTAGATAAAGAAACTGTTTCAGAGTGTATGTGGCATGAAACACATGAAATGTTCCAGCATTGGTATGACGATATTGAACGAAAAATAAAGAAATATTCCTAATTATAAGAGAGGAGAGCCTCATTGCTCTCCTCTTTTTTATTCCCAATTTACAATTTCAACTTTTTTGTAACACGTCTCACTTATATATTTCCCAATTCCTACAGCATCCGCTTCATCTTCGGTAAGACTTACATCAAACCAATCCTTTGCTAATTGACGCATTGAGCGCTTTTTATCAGATCTCGAACGCCCCTTTACTCCACAGTGCGCGCGCCATGTATTTGTTGGCGCAATTTTGAAAGGAACTCCTAAATCAAAACAAGTCTCCATCAGAATCCCTTGAAGACGAGCTAGAGTCTCAAAAGTAGTCACACCCATCTTCTCTTGATACTGAATGCCTTCAATTCCAACAAAATCTATATTAAAAGTCTTTATAATTGAAATTAACCATTCTTTTATGAGATGGTCTCTAGCGATTTCTTCCAAATCAGTGGAAGCATTAAAAATGCCATATTTGATGAGCTTTTTATCATCATAGATTGAAAAGCCCGAAACTTTTGTTGCTTGGTCTAGCCCCAATACTCTAAAGGTATCTTTCTTTTTGGGAATAGCCCTCAATGCAGAAGAAGTCAATGGATTTTCTTTACATAAAGGGCAGTCGCGCCGAGTACGAATTTTTTTCCAAGGAGCGAAAACATGGTGTCCTTCATTACAGGTATATTCGAGAATTTCGTCTAAATTATGATACTCAGTAGAAATTAAATTCCACCCATCTTTAGACAATTCTGCTTTTATATCTTCTATTTGAATTTTTGCCAATTTCACCCACTTCCTATTATTTTAGTCCGGTAGAACCGAAGCCTCCATCAGCCCTTTCTGTATCTTCCATAACTTTATCTACCAAATAAAAACTAGCTTTAGGAACTTCAGCGAGGACTAGCTGGGCAAACTTCTCACCTTTATGAATATAATGGTCCGAGCCATGTAAGATAGAAGTAATAATAGGATGACCGTTATTATCAAATTCATAAGTAATATCTTGAATAGGTGCTTCCACATTCTCAACAATTACACAGACTTCTCCACGGAACCCAGCATCAATAGTTGCGGGAGTATTCGCGACTCTTAATTTTGTCTTTAGGCAACGACCACTCTTAGGACGAATCTGTAATTCATAACCATTAGGAATAGCAAACTTCAAACCAGTAGGAATTAATTTTGTCTCTCCTGGATGGATAGTATAATCTTCTAGTGCATACAAGTCCATTCCACTATCATCTATATGCGCATATTCAGGCATCCGAGCCCCTTCTCGGCATTTTTCATAAGGAATTTGGATATACTTTTTAGCAACTCCTTGAGTTTCACTAATACAATTAGCTAGCCCATTAGATAGTTGTTTCAGAAAGTCTTTCTTTTGAGCAGAGAAACCTTTTAATGTATCAATCTTTTGACCTAATTGAGCAAAATTTTGAATCATATCTTCAACAGTGGCTCCATTAGCATTTATAGCCTGGGCAAGGAACAAACGAGTATTTGCATTATTCAAACTTCGTAAGTAGCTATCCAAAACTCCAGGAGCTAGCAAAGTGAATTTATCTTCGGGGAGGTCTAATAATCCACCAATTGCTTCAAGTGTATCTTCTTTGCCAGAAAGTTCTCCCATTAGAGAGGACAGTTGATGAACATCCTCTTTAGTAACTTTCTCTTGAGTAGAAAAATCAAATATCTCAGCCATCTAATTCCTCCCATAGCTCTCCATAAATTAGTGAAATTTTCGTTAGGAATAGCTCACCGATAACCTCGCCTTTGGCCTTTTTCGTCTTATAGATATATCCTGCCGAACAAATAGTAAATCCTTTCTCACGAGCATCCTTTCGATAGTTTTCAATTACTTGCTTGGCTTCCTCTTCAGTAAAACAAATAATTTCTATTGTTTCTTTATAAGTTCTCATATATTCTCCTTAGTCTTTTACATCAGTAGTTAGAGAAGTAAGATTATTTTTATCAATTGATGTTGATGAATTGTTTGCAGTAATTGTAGAATAAGAGTAAGGTGTGGTTGTAATATTGGAACCATAAGAAATAGTATAACTATCTATTTTACCTTCATTATAAACTTCATTCAGTAGTTTTTGAAGCTCTTCTTTCGTAAATTCTATCTTACCCTTTTCATTATGAGGAAATACTCTAATTTTTGTCATATCAATTCTCCTTTTGTGTCAATTCCATAAATCTTGGTAGCGTCTCAATCCAATCGCAAATCATTTGCCAATCGGGTAAGCGATGGTGGCGCCGTTGTTGGTAGATTGTTTTTAGTTGTTGGTAGTTTGTTGTCATTCCTGCCGTTAGTTCAAAACCCATTGGAATATTATAAAGAATTTCAAGATACTTTTCATTCATAAGTTTATGGGTTTCTTCTGTTTTTTCCTCTAAAGAAGATAGTCTATTATACTCATCAATCTTTTCTTGACAAATATCAATAATTCTCCTATCAACATAAACATTGCATTGTTTATTTAGAGAAAATTTAGTAATTTTGTGCATTTTTGAACAAGAACTGATAAAATCACAAAAATGATAACGCTCAATTTGCATCCAGGCATTTTGGCTAATTGTCAAATCAAATTGAACAATAATTCCTTTTAGAGCATTATCATGCCCTTGTCCAGTTGGACAAGTAAGACATGCCTTGATACCAGGAGTAAGTTCACTATTCAACTTTTCAATATTGACAGCTTTTGGATATTTAGCAGTCTTGATTGCTCGTTCAAGGCCATAGATTTCTGTGTTTTCAATCTTCAAATATATCTCTCCTTTACAAAATCTCCATCTTCATCTATATAATAAACATTCTTGATTCCCAAATTTTTTATAAGCTTACTACAAGCAGGACAAGGTTTGCTACAAGCTCTTTCTCCTGTTTTTAGTTCTCTAAAAGTAAAAATGGAGACTTTACCCCATTCTATTTCTTTTCCAATCAGAGGAGATAGGGCAGAAATTTCCGCGTGTTCACAAGAATTGGAATTTTTATAATCTTCAAAATTACGATACTTATTATAGTAAAATTGAAGAGGACGAGTTTTTGTAGAATTGCAAGAAGCAGATAAAATTCTTTTTCCACTAACAACTACCGCGCCAACTCTTGCTCTATCAAAATTAGAAAGCCGGCACATTTGTTTAGCGATATTGAAAAAACTTTTTTCTCTATGGGTCATTCTATCAACTCATCCTTTCTTTTTACTATAATAAGTATATCATAAAATTATTCTTTTTTCAAATTTTTCCTTTTATCCAACTCTTTTATAATTTGGTCTATTCGGCGAGCGCACTCTCTAAACTCAATTGGTGTCCATCCTTTTGTAGTCATAGCTGGCGTTCCAATTCGCAAACCAGAAGTCTCCATTGGACTTCTATTTTCATTAGGAATACAGTTTTTATTTAGAGTAATGTTGTGCTTATCGAGTTCTTCTTGAACTTCGCGCCCTGTAAGATTGGGATAGTTATAAGTGAGGTCAATTAGGAACAGGTGATTATCTGTTCCTCCACTTACAATTTTATACCCAAGGCTATGAAATTCGTTGCACATTGCTTTAGAATTCCAAACTACTTGATTAGCATAATCTCTAAATTCAGGAGTTAAGGCCTCTTCAGCGCAGACTGCTTTTCCTGCAATGACGTGCATCAAAGGTCCTCCTTGGTTTCCAGGGAAGACAGCACCATCTACCTTTTTTGCCAGTTCTGGTTTACAAAAGATTAGTCCTCCACGAGGTCCGCGCAGAGTCTTATGAACAGTAGTAGTAATAATATCAGCCAAACCAAAAGGAGAAGGATGACATCCGCCGGCTATCAATCCTGCAATATGTGCCATGTCAACCATAAAATATGGTCGATAATTATCGTTTCTTTCAATCATCCCTTCAAGTTGAATCGCATCAATAATTTCCTTCATTCTTTTGAAATCAATAATGCGACTATAAGCACTCGCGCCAGCTAAGACCAGCTGGGGATGATAAAAACGGATTTTTTGTTCAAAATCCTCATAATCAATAAATCCATTCTTATCTACTCCATACTCAACATGGTTGAAAATTTTACCACTAATATTGACAGGAGAGCAATGTGAGAGGTGGCCTCCATTCGCCAAGGACATGGAAAGAATTGTATCTCCTGGTTTTAGGACTGCCATATATGCTGAAATATTAGCTTGTGTTCCACTATGAGGCTGAACATTTACATGATAGTCAGTATTGAAAACTTCTCTCCACTTATCACAACAATATTCTTCTAATTGGTCTACTACTTGGCATCCCCCATAATAGCGTCCTTGACGACCAGAATACCGTGGGCATTCAGGATATCCTTCGGCATATTTGGCAGTAAGACAAGAGGCCATAGTGGCTCGAACTGCATCACTAGGATAATTTTCACTAGCGATGAGTTCGATATTTTCTTGTTGGCGCTCTGCTTCTTTCTTGATAAGACTGGCTATTATTGGGGAGTGGTTGGCAACATAATTATAAACAATATGGTCCAAAGAACTCAATTTTCTTCCTCCTTTGCTTCTAGGTAGCCTTTCATATGTTCATCTTTTAGGGCTTGTTGAATGTTCTTCCAAGCATCGGGGAAAAGAGAACCAATCAAAAAACTAAAACTAATTTCTTCACCATCAAAATTTTCAATAACTTCTGATACTTTTTTGAATCGTTCTTTTGAAACTGTCATTTCCATAACTAATTCTCCTTATCCACATTTGCTCCAACCACAAGATTTACATATGACGCATCCGCCCTCTTGTATAAGGTCAGAACCGCACTCTGGACATTTAGCGCCATTATCAATCTCTGGATTGAATGAGGTTCTGCTCTCAGAGCTTGGTATTTGAGAATCGGAATTTGCCAAGGCAATAATTGAATTTCCTTTTTCAATTCTTTCTTTCATCTCCTTCCACATTTCCATAAGAGCATTACCTACTGCCATAGGGCAACAGGCGCCTTTTGAGGTATCATGCTTTGTGGCAGTCCGAGAGGCATAACTTGGACAGGCACCAGTGCTTTGAAGCTGGTCGGCAATATCTTCAATTTTTACACCGCCACGACAAGCTAGAGAAATCATTCGAGAAAGACCAACCATAAAGTTGGCGCATCCTCCGGTACTTCCTTTATTTAGATAAATCTCCATCAAGTCACCAGTATGCGGATCAAACCAGGCAGTGCAATGGAGAGAGCCACAACCAGTAGTTAGACGTCGTTTCATCCCAATTAGATTATCAGAACAGCTAATGATTTCTCCACGAGATAAACCTCTTTCCTCTTCTTTTTCTTGAGAGTTGTTAGTTGTTAGAATCCCAAGTCGCTTACAGCCATTTCTAAAAACAGTAATACCTTTTAGTCCTTCTTTCCAGGCGTTTAGATAAATCTCTTCAACATCCTCAATAGTTGCTTCTTCTGGAAGGTTTACTGTACTACTAATAGAGGCATCAATATGTTTCTGCCATACTCCTTGCATTAGGACTCTATTTAGAGGAGAAATTGTTGATGAAGTACAGAACCAATTAGGAAGTTCAGTTTCATCTTTTATCCCATGTTCATCCATATATTCTTTTACAATTGGAGTATATACCTTATAATACTCATCATGACCATGAAGAGATTCAGTCTTTCGAGTATAGGAGTTGGCAAAAATTGGTTCAATTCCTCCACTAATCCCTAACATCGTAGAAATAGTGCCAGTCGGTGCGATTGTCAGCAATTGACTATTACGAAGACCATAAGCCTCTATCGCTTCTCTTGTACTTTCGCAAGTATTATTTTTTAGGAACTCGCTTTTTTGAACACAAGATTTATAATTGTTATAAGAGCCGGCGTGTCCGGCAAGAAAAGCTGAAGTATATAAAGCCTGGTCGGCCATTACCAAGCCAATTTCTTCACATAACTGTCGGGCTTGTTCTGAATCGTAAGGAAGCTCCATTTTTATAAGCATATCGGCCAGACCCATAATTCCAAGACCTATTTGACGCCAATCTGCTACTGATTGCCTTTGTTCCTCTAAGGGATGCAGAGAGAGTCCTTCTTCCAACACTTCATTTAGATAGATGACACCATTAGCTACTGTTTCACCAAAATCATCAAAATCAAACTCTTTATCTTTTACAAAAGCAGATAGATTTATACTTGACAAAAGACAAGACCCTCCAGCAGGGAGAGGCTCCTCCGCGCAGGGGTTGACTCCTGCATATTCAAAAGTATCGTCAAACTCAAGTAGATTATAATTGGAAATAGTATCCCAAAAAAGAATTCCAGGTTCTCCCCAATCCCAGTTATTTTTACATAACTTCTCAAAAATCTCTCTAGCTCTAGCACTTTTTGTAATGGTCTCTCCGGTTTCTGGACGAGTAAAAGACATAACCCATTCCTTATCATTAATTACGGCTTCCATAAAATCATCAGCTACTCGAACAGAAATATTTGCTTTAGTAACAGCATCCGGAGAAGTCTTTGCATCAATAAAGTCCAAAAGGTCGGGATGATGACAGTCCAAACTAATCATCAATGCCCCCAATACGGACTATATCTTATTTTATTTTAAAAATAAAACTCGGGCGCTATTGCGGTCTTATTGTTTCCTCAACCGCTAGTCTCTACACGTTCCATCAACTTCTTAGTTGAAATTGATGGCTTCGCTCGGGGTTGTTGGGCGTTCCCCGAATTCACCCAATTCAAGACGCAGGGCATTCGCTTTACTATATTTTCTTTTTAGAATAATAAAATTATCATCAGGATAAATAAAATTTAGAAATTTTAGTACGTCTTTTTTATTGGCAAACTCTAAGACAAAACAATTTTCGTTTGCTTTTGGCCGAATAATTGTTGAAATGGCACATTGTTTTAGTAAAATTTGTTGAATACCTGTTAGAACTTTTAATGACGAAGTAAAAGAAATTTTTTGCCAAATTCTATTTCTATCTTTTCGTAGCCCCCAGGTCAAGCATCCATCTCCGTCAAAGAACCCTTGCACCAAATATCTTTCTAAATTTTTAGAGATAATCGGACAATGTTTATTTTCTTTTGAGGAACAATGCTTATTAAAATCAATAACCAAATCTGAATTGCCAATAATGATTCTTGCTCGTGGGAATCGTCTTGCTTCTGGTTTATATGTTAAGTCTTCTCTATAATTAGCTCCAATATAATTAGCGATAAATTGTAATATTTCTTTATCATCTAAACAACAACCAAATTCAATATAACTATTATTGATATATCCATCTGCTAACGCATATCCAATAATGTAAGCTTTTTCTGGAGTATCAATTTTATTGAACATCTTTGGGTCTTTGTATTTGGGCTTAGCATATTTAGACTTATCATTTAATTCATATTTACTAATCCAATAACCAACTGTTGACTTACTTTTCCCAGTAAGTTGAGCAATTTCACGATGAGTTAATCCATCTTCTAAATATTTTTCTAATAATTCTTTATTCATTTAAGAAGCCTCCTACTCTATATATTTTCGAAAACTCATAATTTATTAAGCGATTTTACGTCTTCCGTTCTGTCCAATCTCTTCAGTCGTTTGACTATATCCTTGCATGAAACTTACTGCGCCGGTAGTTTGTTCTGCTTGATTATGTACCTTTGCACCTGCGGGGGCTAATTTAGAAAGGTCAATTCCACAGCCACCACCGTAAGAATAAGTTCGTGCTAGTTTCTTGCGACTTTCAAAAATAGATTCAATATTATCTTCTGGAGGAGTAATAACATAACAGTTACTATAAGTTACTCGCGTATCGGTGATTCCCCGATTGCTAAGAATTCGTCCGCCAGGAATGAACTTTTTTTCAATAATTAGTGCTTTTATTGCTTCATTATTTCCACTAACTCTATCTAGCCATTCGTCAAATGATTCTTCATTCTTACGATATTTTCTCATCCAAATATCAATACCAAGTAAATTGTCTTTTCCTAGCCACTGTTCTACTGTCATTCGCTCTCCTCCATATCACAAAACTCACAATATCCATCAACAAAATGATGTTGGCATTGAGATTGATAGTTTTTGTTCTCTCGTAGAAGGCGCTCGACCTCATTATTTAGAGTGAACTGATTAGGCGTGAGAAGCGTATTGATAAGTTGATTATTCAAATCAATAGCTCTTCGAATTTCAATTTGAGTCATTTACAATTTTCCTCCCATCAAAAATTACTTTTCTCCATTCATAAAACATTTTAAAGGCTTCATAGTTATTGAATCTAACATATTGAAAAGCATCTCTGGCTTCTTGTGTAGAAGGCCACTTTCGTTGATATTTTGCTCGCCAACATTTCCAAGGGTCTTGATGTTTAGCTATCCATTTGCAATAATCAACAATTCTATCTGCTTTATAATTATAGTATTTTGACCTTATAAACCAATTCAAGACTTCAAAAAGATTTTGTAATTCAGGAGTTGTGATTAGTGTGTCATTATATATAAGTGAAATTTTTATCCAATGTCTATGGAAAAATAGAACTTGAGGAATAATTAAGGGTAAACGGTTCATTAAAAAGTCATTCTCATCCTTGCATCCCTCATCAACTTTATAAGACATTTGGCTTGTTCCTAAATCCCATAAATATCTCATTTTGTCACATAGGGCGTCATCCATAAAATTGTTATATTGTATTCCAAAAACATCTTCCATAATAGGTAGTCGTAACCATTTTAGTAGTTCTTTCTCTGAAGATACTTGTATAGGAAATTTAGTTCCAAGTGAATATGGTTTTACAGTATTACTATTTAGATTATTTCGAGAATACAACCACTCTTTTATGAAATCATAAGCACCATCAATAGCACCGACATCGTAATCATGAAGAATAAGACATCTTGTATTTTGAAACATATAGTCCTCTTTTTTTAGCCAGGGGTCTATATTTTTCCCATCAATTGAAAGACGAATATGCGCGCTCCGTAGAATCCTCTTGAATAGGCGCTCATCATCTTTTATACGACAAAAATTTGAAGAATGGCGTTCATATATAGAAAAATCGGGAATAGTCTGCTCAATTTCAAGAGGAAGAGGTCTATATAAACCTGGTTGTATTGCGCGCCCTCCAAGGATTATTTTGTCATCAAATAATTCTCGTGGATAAATTCCATCATCATAATCTTTTCTTACATAAAGAGTAGAGAAGCGTTCTGGCGCCAACTCTGGTGCCAGAACAGAAATTTCTCTTTTTTTCTTATGATAAGCACAAAGCTTCGCGCATTCAAGATTAGGGAGGACATTTTGGTAAGTAAAGAAATCATAATCATGTACCCCAATTATTCCCATTATTGTTCAATCCTCCCTTGACTCTCTACTGTGCCATCTTCATTTATTTTTGTGATTAGTTCAATGCCATGATAAGGAGTATTTTTGTACTTTTTCATGACGAATTCGTTCTCTCTTCTGATACCTGTGATAATGATTTTGTTTCCTCTACTGAAGGTACTTTTCTCAATAACGTGTTTTTTGCCATCGGCGCCCCGTTCGCTAATTTGCTTGTCATAATAAGAAAAGACTTCACCAAAAACTCTTACATTTACAACGCCCTCTCTAGTCAAAACAGTTACCATTTTTTTACCTTTATCTCTATCAAGGACGGTGCCACAAATGCGATGAATCTTGAAAAGTGGGATTTTCTTTCCTTTTATTTCAATTATTCTATCAATTTCTGGTTGTTCATTTAGCTCAAAGAAATTAGAGAAACCGCATAGCCGATAATTGACATCTTGAAGTTCATGCTGATGGAAATAACAAGAAACACTATCCATTTCCCATTTACTGATAGAACCAAGACAGTATTTATTCCAAACATCAGACATTAGCCTATTATTTACTTCATTTAGTAATAATTGATTATTATCTTTTATAAAAGGACGAATAATATTCATCTGAGCCTTATAAATTTTATCCCACTTGGTTTGAAGAATCGCAAACCCGCTTTCAGTATCATAAGGTTCTAGAAAATCAACATCAAAATTCTTTTCATAAAAGTTCATTGCGATGTTATCTAATCCATAATATTGAGTTCCTATCTTCATCTTTTTTAGATATTTATTGAAATTGAAGACTCGTCTTTGAAGGTCATACTCGTCAGGAATCAAACCAAAATCAATCAACATCTTCATATTTTGGAGAGTTATCCGCTTTTTTGTATCGCTAATTAAATCAACATACTGTCGCATTATAACTTCTTTTTCGCCAAAACTATCAAATGCTCCAGCTTTTATGAGATTTATCATTTGAGGCTTTGTAACCTTAACTTTTGAAAGAAAATCTTCGATAGAAGAATACGGGCGATTTTCAATTATTGTCTTTACAACATCTTCTCCGACCTTTACAACGCCACTCATACCAAAGCGGATAAGAGAATTTTCTACATCTGGAGAAAAAGTATAAGTTGATTTATTGATGTCAGGAGGAGAAACTTTAATACCCTCCATCTTCATTTTTCCGATAGCAGAGCTAATTTTTCCATAGTTACTACTTTTTGTTTTCTTCTTTTTCTTTCCAGTTTTCATTACTTTAATTTCAACTGGGTAGCCGTCACAATCTTCATCCTCATTATACTCGTCTTCAACATCTGCTTCATTATCTTCATCAGTAAATTCTTCCATTTCATTCACATAAGGCTCACCTATGAAATTATCTATAATTTCTTCTTCCTCGTCGTTTGCTTCATTGCCACCGGCATCACTAATGAGACAAGCGCAATTCCAGAAAATAATTGGAAAGCGATAAGCCAGATTCATTTCTTGGAGAGCGATTAGTGAGTAAGCTAAGGTATGCGATGCATTGAAGCCATAACCTTTACTCGTACAAACTAATACATTCCAAACATACTTACAAAATTTTTCATCCAGCCCTTTTTCTTTTATGACCCTAAAATATTCATCTTGTAGTTCAAGGAAAGCTTTAGGGTTTTTCTTTGCGATAGATTTTCTTAGTTTATCTGCCCAGGTAAGATTGAAACCTCCGCATTCAGGCAACTGAACTAATTCCATAACACTTAACCTAATGATTTCTCATTAGAGTAGACTATTTTTTATTACCTCACTCGAGGTAAAACACCCATTTCAAATTGCGTATCAATAGCAATCTTACTCTCCGGAATGGAGATAGTCGTTACAGGATTATATTATTTTCGTATGGGATAAACAAGATTTTTTTGCTTGTGGGTTTTACCAGTATTGACCCTACTTACCCATGCAATAGAAGTCCCCAGTTGGTTAGCTATGAAACCATTGGACTTACCCTGTTTTAATAATTGGATACAAGTTTCTATCTTATCAGAGTAGTCTTTTGGGTCTTTTCTAATAGGGTACTGGATTCCTTCTTGGGGATGGTTCTTTCCAACATTTATCATAGAAACCTGACTTTCACCCCAACCAACCCTTCTACCAATTTCTTTAAAAGACAAGACAGTGTTTTGAAGTAGTTGAATAACTTTATCTGCCCTCTGACAATTGATTTCAGCCTCACTGGGCCGAATCGGGTAGGTTAACCCATAATAGTTCCAAGTATGGCCATTATTAATGTTATTTACAATTGCGTAGGTTACTTTATATTTCTTTACTATTGCCGGTTTCGGCAAAGCGAGATTCGCCAAATCTTCTTGTATCATTCTCGCAGTCTCTTCTGAGATTTTCGCTTGAGAATGATTTTCTTTTTGCTGATTAGGCAAGTAGCCCCCGCCTTCGCAGATGTTGTATCCATAAGGTTTGTAGGAATGATAGTAGTCAATCCAGTATCTCTCTCTTTCGTTCGGGATATCGGTTTCTTCCAAAACCTCAAATTCAAAATTCTCGATACCGTATTTCTTAATGGCTCGTTCAATGAGACTGGTTTGATAAGAATGTCCATACAAATGCTCGCTAAACCTGCGCCGAACATCATTCGTCTGGCCAATGTAGACCTTATGGGTCACTTTATTCTCGTACTTGTAAATAAACTTTTTCATTTTTCCCACCTCCTTTTACCTTAATTATTTAACCCACTTGAAAATAATAATTTCCCACGAGGTTCCCACCGACATTACTCGCTGAGGGTTTCTCGTTAGCCACTTATGTGACCCCGCCGATAAGCGGAAAAGGTGTTATAAGCCTATATTTGACTTTTCTTGGGATTCGCAGATACCATAAGAAATTTTTACTACTGGTTCAAGAATTTTCATTTCTTCTTTCGTAAGACCATAACTCTCCATTTCTTTATACCACAAAGAAATATCATTTTTGAAACGAGCAAATTTATTTAGAGGTTGCTCAGCTCCTTTTTCTTGAGCCATCAAACGAATTACAGAGTTCAAAACAGCCAAATCATCTACTGATTGAGGATGAGTCAGTGCAATGCCACTAATTCCACTTTGCTTTTCCATTTGAAATAAACTAGTGATTTTGTGGTCCCATACCATTTTCCACATATCCGGCGCCGTCCGCTCCAAATTGTAAATACCAATGACGCTTTCATAGGTTTCTTTTAGAGTGTCTCTTTTTTTGACATATCCATAATCAACTAATAAATCTAAGCAATTATGAATTTTATCTAATGCTTCTACTGATAACAAGTCATACTTGATAAGCGACACATCCTCACACGCATGAAGGTCAAAGGCTGTAATAATTGTGCCATCTGGCGCGCGCATTAGTCCGGTTGAATCGGTAAAAGGCTCATCTACAAAGATTACTCCGCCGGCATGGATTCCGTACCCACAAATCAATCCCTCAATTTTTTGGGCAACTTCCCAAACTTCGGGATAGTTTTCGGTCATTTCATATACGAATTGTTTGATTGGTTTCCAATCATTTTCGGTATCACCATACATACATTGAGATAAAGTTCGTAATAATCCTCGGTCAGAGGGTATCAACGAGGCTAAGTATGAGGCAATATCAACATCTATCCCTAAACCACGACAGGCTGTAAGGATTGCTGATTTAGACTTTTCTTGGCGAAAAGTCGCAACATTTGAGACTCGATTATCTCCATAGACTTTTCGTAAATGATTTAGGACCTCTGCGCGCCGGCCACCCTCAATGTCCACATCCACGTCAAGAACTGAAACTCGGTCTGGATTTAGGAATCTCCATCTAAAAGTCTTAGTAGTTTCTTGTAGAGGATTGATTTGAGTTATATTCAAAAGATAAAGTAGGATAAAGCCTACTCCAGAACCTCTTCCTGGCCCGACTAATGTACCAGCTTTCCAACATTCCTCAATAATTCTTTGAAGATTTAGGTAATAAGCCGACCAATGTGCCTTATTTACATTAGAAGAAATCCAAGTCATTTCAAGACAAGCATTGACTTCATCCCATGTTTTTTGATTCCATAGTTCTTGAGGCCCATCTTCTAAAGCTTCAACAATCATACACGCCAAAACTTGGTCTCCAATATAATCAGATTCCACGAAAGTCTTCAAATAAGGAATTCTTTCTATCCAACAATTCTGAACATACCTAATTTTAGATTCTTTCCAAGGTAATTGTGGAATATATAAAGGCTTTAGAAGACTATAATCTTCACACATATCTTTTATTTTTAGTATATTTCGATAAGCTATTTGTAATTGTTCTTGTGAGAAATATCCAAAATAACTTTCAAGTTCTTCTGTATCCATTAGATAAGTTGTGGCGTAGAAATCATCGACCTCTCTATCACCATTCTGAGCATTTAGATAAGCTTTATGAATTGCTCTGTCTTCTTTCTTGAGATAGTGGGTATCTGTTGTGATAATATAAGGAATTTCAAACTTATTCGATAGCTCAAAAAGTTTTTTATTGACATAAATTTGGTCCTTATTATTACTGGGTTGCATTTCAAAAAAGAAATTTCCATGGCCAAACAAATTATCCATTTGATTTATCCAGTTATGAATTTTTGGCATCAACTCTGGATTATCTTTTGCTTTTAGAAGCTGGGTAGGAAGACATCCTCCGAGGCAGGCCGTAGAACCAATTACATGGCCAGGATTCGCCCCAATAATTTCAAATAAGTCATTATAATAAGTCGGAACTCGACGCATTCCTCGCGCCATATAGCTTCTCAGCCAAGCGCGAGTAGAAATTTCACGAATCTGCTTATGACCGATGGCATCTTTGGCCAATAAGATAAAGTGATAATATTTGTCCTGTCCAGCTTTATAATTAGAAGCGTTTAGTCCATTTCGACAAAGATAAATTTCGTTTCCTTGGATGACTTTGAAGTTGGGATGGTTTTCTTTTATCTTTTTATAATATTTTTCAACTCTAACGGCTCCAGAAATACAATCATGGTTAGTAATGGCTACTACTTCATGTCCCAGCTCAATAGCATAGTCAATTAAATCTTCAACTTTTATGATACAGTCGCGCAGTCGAAGATTTGAGAACTCATCGTGGTCGTGCAGTGAGCCCGGATATGGGATTCTTTCACTCATTTACAAACCTCCTTTTTATTTTCTATATATATTATACACTAAATTCCAAAAAAATTCAACTATTAAAAAGCAAACCTTCCATCTTGAACCTCCATATCTACTATAAAAATTTGAGGCAATTCTTGCCCTAGCCAAGTGTTGATATTAGGTCTACCAACTAAAGTAATTTCCATTTCATTTGAAAAGCCTTTTAGTTCTTCTATCAAGTCTTTTGCTCTAAACTTAATGTAGGTAATTCCATTTTTCTCAATTCGTAATGTATCTTTATTTTTCCCTATAACTTTTATCTCATTAGGCGAAATTACTAAATTAGTAATAGCTATCATAGCTTCGGGATTTTGTTGTCCAAATACTTGCTCATATGGCGCGACATCAAGAATTATGGCTTCTATGTCTTTATCATTAGCTCTTCGAATAAAATTTACATCATAAATATTTTCTCCAAAATCAATTTGGGAGAGTTCTTTATTTGCTATTTCATGGAGTTTTGAAAGATTCTTGTCAGAAACACTAACTCCGAATGCTTGGTCGTGGCCAAGAGTATATTCAAAAAGACCCGTCTCCGATAAAAATTCTTTGAAAGAAGTTAGCTCCGTATTACTTGGCGCGCGAGCGCTACCTCTGTCATAGCCTTCGGAATTTCGCCTAGCCAATATAGTAGGTTTATGATATTTCGCTGACAATACCATAGCAACTAATCCATTCAACTCAGCAGGAAATTCATCATCATCATCGAGTCTTACAAATAAAATCTGATTTTCCAACAAATCTTGTTTGAAGATTTTTACTTCTAATTCCTGGACTATCTTTTCTTTCATCTTATCTTGGTGAGCTTTTGCATTCGTACATTCACGCGCGCTCTCTATGCAGAGTCTTTCCATTGTTCCTTTAGCTCCGCGCTTATGGCACTCTACCATTTCATCTGGTTCAATAAAACTACGATAAAGTCGATATTTTTCTTCCATTGACCCTACTCGAATCATAGCATTTATAAGAGGAACAATATAAAAAGCCACAGTAGTTGGATTTATCTTTCCACCCATTGAATATTCCTGTTTATCTAATAGAACTCGTAACATTGTATTCTTGATATTTTGAAAGCCAGTTTGAACTAAATACTGATTTTCATATTCAAGCATACTCATCATATCTCCAACCAATGAAATAGCACAGAGGTCGATATAATCATAAGCCCAGTCTCTCAAAAAATAATCATCCAAAGCCCGACAAAATTGCCAAACGACGCCTCCACCGCAAAGGTTTTTATTTCTATAATTTTTAGAAGTTTGGTTATTTATAAGTATCATATTGGGTGGAATTTCGCTTTCTGCTTCTTTTAGGTGGTGGTCTAAAACGAGAACAGGACAGGTAAACTCCTTTATGTATTGTCCATCATTTGTGGCACTATCTGGCGCGATAATAAGGCTCCATTCTTTTTCCTCTAGCTGGTCCATCATATCAGAAAAACCATGTTGTTTTCCCTCATGGATAAAAAATTCGATTTCTTTATCTGGATTCCATCTTTTTAGATATTGATAAATTATAGCAAAAGAACAAATCCCGTCGCAATCGCAATCTGCGATAATGGCATAAGGTTTCTTATCAGAAATCGTCTTTTCAATAACCTTTACTCCCATTTGATAATTGTCTAAATCTTCAAAACTTTGCAAGCATTCTTTCGTTGGATGAAGGAAGGTTTGAACATCTTGAATACCTCGCGCGCGAAGTAAGTTTTTCCCATAATCTTCTTTTATCTCTTGGTTTACTAGTCGATATTTCACTTCACAATTACTCTCCTTTTCAATAGCTCTTCAAATTTTTCTTGTCCCTCATCTACCGGAGAGTCTTTCTTTTTCGTAAGATTTTCTCTATCATAGATAAAAGAAAAATTTGAATAGTTTTTATATTTATTACACATTTTCCATAATTTTTGAAAATAGTCTTCACTTCCTGGCTTCTCTTCATTATCAAAACAGATAACAATTTCTCTTGGTTGGGCGTAACGCATCAAAATATCAAGTTGGTACTTATTGAATTGACTTCCACAGGAGGCAACCGCACAATTGGGAAATGAGAAATTTTCACACATAAGAACGCTTTTTTCTGCTTCAAAGACATAACAAATTCCATAGCGTTTGATATTTTCCAGATTTTTGTCCAAACCATAGAGATTCAAACTCAATGGGTGAGAATACCATTTACCCTCAATTTGAACTGGCATATATTTGCCCACATTTTCTACCTCCCATTGATTGAGTGCGCGCCCTCTAATTCCAACTAATCCGCCCCTAACATTATAATGAGGAATTATGATTTTATTTTGACCAATAGAAAAACGAATATTGAATTTATCCATAGCTTTATGAGAAATTCCTTCTTCTTCCCAATCAGCAGGATATTCTTTTATGAAAACATCCAAGATACCTTTCTCATAAGTTGGAAGCTCTCGTCTTTCTTTTTTGGGCATAAACTCGTTTCTTTTTGATTTATAGCTTTCGTTGATTTCGGTTTCAGTAAATCGTTTTTCGCCATAACTCCGAACAAATTCTAAAACATCTTCATGCCAGTCATAAGTGATTCCTCTCGTTTCATAATAGTGTTCAATAAAACGAAAGATATTCTGCGCGCCACATTCACTATAACACATAAAAATATGTGTATTCTTATAGTAATAAAGTTTCCAAGATGCTTCATCTAAATTAGTATTGTGACACGCAGTTTTACATAAAAGGAAGTCTCCTTTGTCTTGCCAAGGAATTTCCAATTTATCCAAAATTTTCTCTACTATTTCATCAGTAAGATTTTCAATTATTTCTCTATAATCCAAAGAAATCTCCCTTCTTACTTATTTATCTCCTCTAAGAACTTTTGTTCTTTTTCATCCAATTCCCATTCAACCTTTTGCTGAGTATCATAAAAATCAAGAATAGGATTCATCCTATCATCGGTTACAAATAAATCGGTAAGTCTTAGGGTTCCTGTGTTGAAATAACTCCAAATACGAACTTGAGTCCAACGGCCCGACCGAACTTTGAATACATCAAAGACTCGATTTGGAATTATACCACCCATCAAATTTCCATCTTTTTGAAGTATATCTATTTCATCTTTTGTAGGTCGCGCGCCAATTATACCATTATCAGCTTTATTGATTGTTGCTCGACCACCAGCTAAGCTTGCCTCATTTCGTATTTCTGAATTATCATCTGCTTTAGCATTTACTTGAGTTGAAGTAAAAATTGAAACATTCTGCTCAATAGCTAAATCTTTTAGGGCTGTTGCCATCAATGATAGAATTTCATCATTTCTAAGATTGTGCCCTCGAAACTCATTCAAAACTCCAGGAGAAATAAAAATATAATCAAAAAAGACATAGCGTCGTTGGGAAAGGATTACTTCCTCTCTAACACTTAGTTTTATTTGCTCAATAGAAGGATTTGGTATTCGCATTAGTTTTAGAGTTTTATATGTTTTGATTATATGGCGCGCGACTTCAATTCTTTTTCTTTCATCATCAGTAAGAGTATTGAACTTAAACTTAGATTCCTCTACTCCACTTAGATAGGCCAAAATCATTTTTATTATTTGCTCTGGTTTTTGCTCTGTCATAATAAAAAGAACTGGTTCACACGCACCATTTTTGACCCACTTCCCATCTGCCTCACTGTAGAAAAATGGAAAAGCCAATTTGCACGCGTCCGCGACGGCTAATCTAGTATTATGGGTAGGAATAAAATTCTCTGTTAGAAAAAGGTGTTCAGGATTATCAACAAGAAAACAAGTCATTCCTTCTTTATATCCTAAATCACTAATTTGGACCAAAGGAACAAAGTTATTATCTTCTTTTCTCTTTCCATTATTTGCCCATTTTGTAATTCGTTCCACTTTTCTTTGCAGTCTAAAAAGCTTCATCTTTTCCTCTGGGGTTCCTTGAATAGAAATAACAAAAGTGGTAGTATTTTCTTTATGAGTATCAATTGAGACATGGGTCTTATATCCCAAGCTCTGAGCCAACTCAACTACATTGTCTTTCAATCTTTCACTCACGGTATAAAAATTAGTTCTTCCTTTTTCATCTACGCTTCCATCTGTATCCATGAGTCCTTGAAGTAGAGCTCTCCGATTTTCAACACTATCTTCAAGATAATCAATCGGTATATACTTAGTGTGGCTGTCCGCTCCTATCAATTCAGGATGTTCTTGTAATAAGTCCTCTACCCAAATATTTATTTTCTCGCTACCTTCTTGTTTATTTTTAGTAGAAAAATACCAAGTATAATTTTTTTCAGAGTGCTTTTTTAGTATCCATCCCATAGTAGAACTGAAGTATGCTGGAAGTTCATCTGTCTCACTTGAAAATTGAAAAGACTTATTTGTTGGATGCTGACGAAAACTTCCATCTCCAAGAGCTAGACCAAAAAGATAAGGTGGTAGATAATGATTTTTCTCTGGATATTCGACGGCTTTTTGCATAGGAAATAGAGTTGTATATTGTCCATCTCCTCGTTGCAATTTCTTATTCTGGAGTTCTGCAACTGTTGAGGTAAAAAACTTACGATTTTCTCTTGAAGACTTATTCTGAGAGTATTTACAATAGCTCCAAAGGTGATCTCTACTGCATTTAGCTGTCCGGCCATCTTTGAATTTTAGTTCAAAAACTTCTTTTTCCCCTTGAGGGAAAATAGCCAAAACTTTCGTAGGGCGCCCAAAACCGTCAAAGAGGTAATCTCCTGTTTGGATATTTCCAACTTTTTTCCAACCATTAGGAGTAGGAATCTTTACACTATTTGGCAACGCTTTACCACATCCACTAGCGAGGCTTCGTATTGTGAGAGCTCCAAGCTCTGCGCCGTTTATAATTGACGAAAAAATTTCTCCATTGATTGATAGTCCAATACCTTCTTCACTACCAAACGCTTCAATCACATTATCAATCTCGTTCTCTAACTCCCAAGTTTGGACAGTTTCATTTTGGATATAGGATTTTTCTACATCTAATAAATTTTTCTTGACCTCTTTCAGTATATCATCTACTGAAAGATTTTTGAAGCGTTGGTTTATATCAAAGGCTTTAGGTTGAGTTAGGTTTTCACAATAGATATTACTAGTGTCAAGACCCATTCGTTTGAGGTCTCTTACTAAATTGAATTTTTTTAGTTCATTATAATAATAGGGAAAATTACCTGGCTCACTCATAAATTCAGCATCTTGAAGATATTCAATACCATTATTTTGGGAAAAAACCAATTGCCCACTTGGTGTGCTTTCAAGATAACTTGAAACATCAACCGGAGTAATATGAGAGGCGCCACCTCGATACAAGTTATCAATCGCCACAAATAAATAACGAGTAAAAGTCGAGGAGAAATCTGTTGGAGTTATTGTATATTTATCTATCTCACTCAGATATTGAGGGCGCTTCATTAGACTTCCAATAATTTGAAGTTCTGTATTTTTATCAATCATTCAATATCCTCCAAATTCCATCGAGACTTTTTCTTTTGGGATGTAGTTTTTGGCTTTTTTAGTAGAACTTTTTGTTGGGACTCTCGTTGTTTGATTTGTTCTTCAATTCCAGCCAAAGTTCCTCGTTCATTATTCTCTCTTTGCTTCCAATAAGTAGTAGCTTCTTCATAGATAAATGGGACAATCCCTAGTCCACCATGACCCTTTGACCAGTCTCCATTCCTAATCTCATAGAAATACTTTAGTGTGTAAAAAATGCCTTTATAGGTTCCAATTTTATCTTTTTCGACAAATTTTTTCAACTGAGCTTCACAAAGATGATAGTCATAAGAAACTTTTAGGTCATGCGCGATGAAATCATAAATACGTTTTTTCCAATCTTTATCTTTTAGAATGTTTCCTTTCTTTAGATTTTCATAACAAGATTTGTGATAGTACCATCCTTTAGATGGCATTACCCACTCTATATCCGCGCCAGCTAACTGGGCATCAAAACGCTCCTTGCAAGCACGGCAGATGACTAAATGTTTTGCCATTTATATCCCTCCAATCTTATTATATTATACCATATTTTTCTAAAAATGTCAAAAAAGAGGTAGGATTTCTCCTACCTCTAATTTAGTTTTATGAATTACATTGCGCGCAAGTCCATTACAGCTAAGAAAAGCAAAGAGACTTGATCTTCGGTAACCTCCGACAGTTTTAGCTTTCGTCCAAACACCATCTCTACTTTTTTAGACATGGCGCGAACTACTGCTTCCTTATCTTCATCAGTTTGAGCGTTATTTACCTTAGTGGTCCAAATCTTACGAGCTTCAGCCATTAGAGCATTGAAGTCGAGTTTTTCTTCTTCTTTTGCCACTTCAAAAGGCTTATCAGAAACCTTAATTCCATCTTTTTGCTCTGCCATAGTAATTGCATCGTCGATAGCCTTTACTAATTCATCATAGCCAAAGGGAATCTTCGGTGCCATATACTTAAATCGACTGCCGGCAAAAAGAGTTGGAGTTTCACGAGTATATAGCCAACGTTTCGCCTCTCCATCAACGTACTCAGTTCCGATATAACCAATAACGTCAACAAGGGAGTTACAAATTTCTGCTGCGCGCTTAGGAAGGTCAGGGCTAATAATCTCAACTTCACTTCCATCAGCTCGTTTTTCAATTCTTGAAACACTGTGGGCCAGCAATACAACGCCATAGCCAAGAAGGGTAATCTTTCGAAGAGTAGATTCAAACTCTTTCTTGCACTGGGCGTAACCTGCTCCCCATGCAATGTCGGAAATCTTTGTCACGCCATTCTGAGAGCAGACAAAACTTTCAACATAGTCCCATGCGATAGAGGCGGTATCAAAGATAATGGTGTCAAAGCGTTCTCTTACTTCGGGTTTTTCGAGCTGACGAAGCACCAACTTCACATCAGCCCATTTTGTGATGTCTTGGGCAACAATTCCGCCAATCGCGTTATAACCTTTCTCAAAAGCTAATAACAGACTTTTAGGGAAGGATGCTGCGGCGGTAGTCTTCCCACTTTTCAATTATGTTATCGTAAAGGTTTTTTATCCTCTACTTCTTACACTTCTTATTCATGTAAGTTCAGCATATCTTTTTACCTTTACACTAAAGGTAGGTAGTCTCGTGGGGACTTATATCTTCAAATTTCGAGTCAATAATTGTTCATATTTTTCTCTTTTTCTTGAAAGACACCAACAATTATCATAATACAAAATGTCATAAATTTGTCTTGTTGGAACAGAAGAATATTGAAAATAGTATAAAGTATGAACTCTTTGTGTTTGCATAATGCAAGCTCTAGGAATTCCCTTTTCTTCAAAAAAATCTACTATTGTTTCAAGAACTTCTTTGGTCGCTGAACAAATTTGAAATCTGATAGCAGAAGAGCCAGCAGAGGAAATGCTTCCATCTCCATCAAAATAGCCCCTAATAAAATCTCTCCAATATTTCTTATCCAAATTCTTTGGAAAAGAAAAGGTAAAAGTTTTCTGTGGTACGATATTGTATTCTGCCAATTTCTTTTTTATATGTTCAGAAGTAAAAGCCCAAGTTGAAGTTTCAAAACCTTCTTGGGTTAGATAGTCTTTTACTGGTCTTCCGCCAACTTCTTTTTGGAATTCTAAAAGAATATCCTTATCAATAGAACTGAGAGAAAGTTTTATTTCATTACTATTTTTCCTAACTGTTCCGTCTGAAGCTAAAAATCCTAAAAGGTAAGCCATTCGTTCATTTTCTACATCAAAATAATTATCATTTACTAAATATTTTCTTTGATTTTGAGGAGACTGCCGAATAGCTTCGCTTGCTGTTCGATATAATCCATATTTTTGCAAGCATCTTCGAACAACATCTTGGCCACCTGAAATAGCCTTGCAGCATAAATCTGCTCTTCCTGTCTCTCGATAAGTTTTACAAACTAGGTCTTCCTCTTCTTTAGACAAAATTCTCATATTTTTTAGATTTGGTTTTCCCTTTTCTTTTTTTCGAGAATGGTCTATTCCTTGAGCATCTAATAGCTTTGAAACAGTATAATAAGAAGTATGATACTTTTCAAAAATTTCTACAAGTTTTAAGCCATTTTTATAATCATTTACAATATTTTCTTTAGTTTGAGTATCCACACTGAATCCTCCTCTTTCTTTGAAGTTTATTATCCCTATGCGTTGCGCGTGTTAGGGTTTTTACACCCTAACTTCCGCTCTGATTCCCATTTCAGGGTTCCAGTTTTTTACTACCTTATCTCTAAATATCACTACTTAGAGGCCCAAAACTTTAGGCTTACCATAGAGCATCACATATTTACCCTTTAGATTGCGCGATACAACATTAGGTTGTAAGGAAAGTAAATCAATAGCCATAACTATTTACCTCCTTAAAATCCCATGTCGTCTCCTGCTAAACGAGAAGTAGTCGGCGCAGGAGTCTTCATCTCACCCTTTACTTTGTTCATATCCTTAGCCTTCTGGGCCTCCAAACGAGCCTTACGTTCCTTCATTGCTTGTGCGAGGTCCTCAACATCAAAAGCCTGCTCACCCTCTAGAGCACTCTGAGAACCACCAGTAATTAGTAGCTCACTAATACTGCGGGTACGAGTCTTTTCAATGGCTTCACCAAAATCTACATCTTCAATATAAGTCTCAGTAGTAGAGGTAAAGTTCAAACGACCATTAGCCTTGAATGTATAGTCAGGCTCCCAATATTGAGTAATAGCATTGATAACATTAGGATTAGAGGCATATAGCTTCACTACTTCAACTTGCTTATTCCAATTAGGAACAATAGCAGTAACTTCTAGCTTCTTTGGCTCAACTTCAATACCATCCTTATCAACAACATAATTGATATTAGAAACGGCAAAAGTCAGAGAGAAACTGGCTTCGGGCTTGAAATCACCAGTAGCCTTACCAACGAAAGAGGCAGTAATGCGGGGAGAACTTACAAAACGACCATCCTTAGAGAAGAACTCGTTCATCTTGATTTTTGCGCCAGTAATACGAATCTTATCAGCACCTTCGCGCCCACCGGCAGAGGCAATAGACATAAACTCTTCCTTAACGCGCTGAATGCTTTCATAGGAGGGATTCAGACCTCCATCCTTCTTATACTTTTGACTAAAAAGATGGACGGGGATTTCAAGATGTAGAGGAACAGCGTTTACAACTTGCTCAACAAGTACCTTGATAGTTCCTCCAATTGTCTCGATTGTCTCGCCATTCTTGACAAAAGAACCATACTTTAAATCAGTTTCACTTAGTAGACCTTCAATACGAACACGGTTTTCAGCTTCATGTAGCATAAATTTTTTCTCCTTTTTACATTTACAATAATTACTTTGGTTCTTTCATAAAAAGGTAGGAGGAAATTCCTCCTACCAAATTACTAAAATAAATTACTCAGCGTCATCACTGGGGACAAAGGTGGCGCCGGCATCGGTTAGATTTACATAAACTACGGGCTTCTCAGCACCCTCAACCTCTACCTTCTCACGCTCAACTAGACCCTTCTTCTGTAGACTAGTTACGTTAGCACCAGTAGAACGAGCGTTACGGCCGATAGCATTACAAATCTCATCAACAGAGACGTGACCACCTGCATTCTTTACATAGTTAAATACTTCTGAATCCTTTTGGGTTAGCTTCATAATTTTTTTCTCCTTTTACATATAAATTATTTTTATTATTAGATGAGTAAAGGTTTCATGCCTCTCTCAACTTTCTATAAATATTATAGCTAAAATTTACAAAACTTTCAAACTTTCAAACTTAGAAATTTTGGATTTTTATTACTTTTGAATTTTCTCCTAACTTTAGAGTCTTGACTCCTTGCGTGCCACGACTTAATACAGGAATTTCTTCAGCTTTCACTCGAATTTGGGTAGTAGAAGATACAACCAGAATATCGCTAGAGTCAATAAGCGGTAAAAAGTCGCAAAGATTGCTCGCTCTTTGAATCTTTACTCCTTTGGTCGCACGTCCGGTAATTTTGAACTCGTTTATATCAGTCCGCTTTGAATATCCATCTTCACTTACAGAGAGGATTTCTCTTGTTTCTTTAGGAATGACTCGTCCAGAAACAACTTTATCTCCCTTATTTAGCTTGATACCTACAACTCCTCTGGCTACTCTACTAATAGGTCTAATATCTTTAGTTTCGATAATAATAAAGTTTCCTTCCTCAGTAAGAATACCAACTCTCTCATCTTTCAAAATAAGAATAGAAGCAATCAAATCATCATCATCCAATTTTAGAGCTTGAACACCAGTATTCCTTCGTAAATTATACTCAGAAAGCGCGGACTTCTTCAAAATTCCATTCTTTGTAAGGAAGAGAATATTTGAGGATTCCGTGTCTTTAGAAAGAATCGTAGCTGATTTTATTTCATCGTCTCCATTAATAGGTAGAAGTGAATTTAGATATTGCTTTTCTCCAATATTGAATTCTCCTATCTTCAAATGATAAAAGGCCCCGCGCTGTGTGAAAAAGAGAACTTCATCTGTGTTGTTTCCAATTAGAGTATCAACTACAAACTCTCCTTTATCAAGCTTGAACTTTGAACCCACACCATTTCTTCGTTGAGAATAAAGGGTAGAAGTCTCATTTACAAAAACTGCTCCCTCATTTGTGAAAGAAAGAGACAGTTGCTTTTGTTCGATTGTTTCTTCATCATTGGAAATATTCAAAATTTTTGTTCGGCGTGCGTCTCCAAATTTTTCAGCAACCTCGCGCAATCCTTTTTCAATTTCTTTTTTGAGGAGAATTTCATCACCTAAAATGGCTTCAATTCTTTCTTTTTCAGTTTCAAGATTGGATTTTTCAGTTTCTAACTTTGTAATATCTAAATGAGTTAAACGAGAAAGCTTTAGGTCTAGAATAGCCTTTGCTTGAATTTCATCAATATTCAGTAGGTGCTGAAGGCCAATTGAGGCGTTTTTAGCATCTGCGCATTTTTTGATGGTTTTTACCACTTCATCAATCATTGAAATAGCTTTCATCAAGCCTTCAATGATATGAAGTCGTGCAAGAATCTTCCTTCGGTCAAATTGAAAGCCATTTATATATACGCTTTTTTCATGGTCTAAATGAGATTGAAGAAGTTCCTTCCACCCAAAGACTCTTGGAAAACGACCATTTTCCAAGAAAGTAAAATTTACTCCATAATAACTTTCAAGAGAAGTATTCTTGTAAAGATATTTTAGAATCTTTTCTGGAGATGCGTTTTTAGAAAGATAAATCTTGATAAGAGGAGTCTTACCAGTTAAGTCATTAAAACGATCAATTCCAGGATTTTCTTCTCCATTGATAATATCTTCTAACTGCTTGCAAATAGTCTCTGTATAAAGCATATAGGGAATTTCAGAAACAACTAAACATTTTTCTTTCTTATCCCAATCAACAACACTTCTTAGCTTACAAGCAGACCCCGTTCCAAGTCGATGACTTTCTTTTACTTCATCAGCATTGAGGAGAACTGCGCCAGTGGCGAAGTCAGGAGCACAATAAATTTCATCAAAATCAATATTTGGATCCCACAACAATCTAATAAGAGCTTCATTTAGTTCCTTTAGATTGTATTGAGGGCAGGAGCAAGATGCACCAACCCCAATTCCATATGACCCATTTACCAAATTATAAAAACCTTTTGATGGCAGAACCATTGGATATTGCTCTGTATTATCATAATTATCTCTCCACTCTTCAATAACTTCTTTTTGTATATCAGAAAAAAGATAATTAGCCAAAGGAGAAAGACGAGCGCTTGTATTGTGGTTTATAATTCCATTGGCTGTAAAAGAATTACAATTTTCATTGATTTTTGGTGAATAAACAACCTGTAAACCGCTATTTTCTTTTTGAATAATAGGGATAGATACAAAATTTCTATAAATAAATTCTATTTTACTATATACTTCATAAGGAAGTTTTTCTTTTAGAATTTTAAGACCATCTTTTGACATAAGAGGCCCTTTGCATTCATTTGGACGGTTTTTTCTATTAATGATAAGCTTAGCTTCAGGATAATAATTCATCAAATAATCTCTTATTTCGGGAAATACTCTCCAACCTCTACTTCCAGTACTTTTTTTGTTTCTATTTTCCTCATAGAGCCTTATAGCTTGTTCTGCTTTTTCATTTTTCCGTTTAGAAACGAAACCAATATTTTTACAGAAAAGATAAGCGTCTTCTCCGCCAATTTCTAATTTGATTTCTTTTCTTTTTTTCTGACGAGTAATAAAAGAAACAATACCAAAATTAGAAAGTAAAAGAATTTGCAACTCTCTAATCAAATCCTCACTGACAGAACTATAGGCAATAGTTCCATAACGATTAGAATGAATAGAAACACATCCATCTCCTTCAAAAAGATATTTAATAAATTCTTTTTGGTATTCTCTTGTTCCTCTAAAAACAGAGTTTGGAATATGTTTATGATAACTATCATAAGTGCAATTGTCTTCTTTTAGCTTTTTATATAATGCTTGATTAGTAGTGCTAATTTCATAACAATTATCTTTTTGATTTCGTTTATGATAAATTGCTTTACTACCATATTTTTGGAGTAAATTTTGTACTGGCATTATCATATCTAAATCAGAATTTATCATATCAATTTTATTTTCGATATTAAGATAACCTTCTGAAATTAGACAGCCTAAAGCTTTTGCATATTCAATGTCATCTTCTTCTCCATAAAGAAAATTATTTCTTACATTGAGGAGAATTTTATCTCCTACATCTAATTCATCAATAGTCTTCCATACAAATTCAAATTTATCATTCAAAGTAAGGATTGGATGATTAGGAGTTCCGCTAATTTGAATCCCATTTTTCAAAGTAAGTTTATAAGTCTGTTGTAAACCGCTATTGAAAATAAGATTGGTAGTTGTGAGTCCAAAAGCTCCTCGGCAAGTAAGCGTCGGAATTTCATTATCACTATTTTCTTCTGATTTTACAATGTCTTCAATTTTAATAAGTCCTTTATTGGTAGAAACAAAAGCATCTCCTGTTAGACAATATCTCGGAGCACTCCAAGACCCAGAAGCTAACAGTGTTCCATAGGAGCCTTCTACTTCAATAAGAGGATAACGCATTGCAAAAGGCTGGCCAGCTCGCATTATCACTCCTTCAGCACTACTATCTCCATGGATATACATTCTAAAACAAGAGCCAATTGCCTTCAAAGTCTTCTGAAAGGGTTTTTCATGAATAAACTTATCAGTATAAAGACAATAAAAAATCTGACGAGCAGAAGGTTTCAATAAGTCTCGTGCGTCAGGTAAGGCACGCGATTGAAGAACTGCTCCTCCAAATTGGAGGAAACTTTCTTTTATAATTGGAGTCAAATTTACTTCCATTTTACAGCTCCTTTCTTTTCATTATAATATAATTATACAATAAAAAAGAGAGGAAATCAAATTTCCTCTCCTTATTCACGAATTTCTGAAAAGTCAATATTTTCAAAAATAAAATCATGTTTAGGCTTGCTATCTTTTCCCATTAAAGAATAAAGTAGTCCATAAGTCTCTCCGTCTGGAATTAGAGTATCAATTCGTTGAAACTCTGGAGTGAACATTGCTCGCCTTGCTTGCTCTGCACTTAGACCACCAAGTCCCTTATTTCTTTGAACAATTCCTTTGATAGTTTTTCTAACTCGATTAAATTCTTCATCACTATAATAATAAGTTTCCTGCTTTCCATTTTTTACTATATATAAAGGAGAACGCATCCAACACAACCGACCCTCTTCAATCAATTGAGGAGCTACTTTATATATAGCACACATAATCAATAGAGCAATAGCTTTTCCATCACTATCTTCATCTGTCAAAATTCCAATTTTACCATAACGGAGCTTCTTGCTATCATATTTTCCAGGAACTATATTCATAGCACTTAAAAGAAGTTTTACTTCTTCATTTTGGTAAAATTTTTCATCATCATTAGAAAAAGAGTTTATCAATTTTCCACGCAAAGCTAAAATACCAAAGCGTTTTTCATCCCTTGCAACAGCGACACTTGAAGCGGCCGACAATCCCTCAACAAGTAGAAGCATTGAATCCTGTCCTAAGAACTCTGCATCTTTTAGCTTATCACTTGCAAAAACTTTTTTACGTTGATTCTTTTCGACCTCTTTACCTGCTTCAAGAACTTGACGGCGAGCTTTTTCAGCTACCTGCTCAGCCTTGGCTTCCTTTGTAAGGAGTTCCATTACCTTTTCAAATTCATCAGAATGCTTTCGCTCAAACTCCTCTAGCATTTGTCCCGTTGCGCGCTGACAAAGCCCGCGAAGTATAGGATTATTTACTTTTGTCTTTGTTTGGTCGCTAAAACTCGGTTGAGGAACTTTACAACTAACAGCATAGAACAAGCCTTTTCGAAGTATGTCAGGAGAAACCTCACCTTTGATTTTTTTCTTGAAGTAATTAGTTAGGGCAGTTTTGACTCCTGTTAGACTTGTTCCACCAGCAGTATTTTCAAGGCCATTAGTAAAAACGTGCCATTCTTCATTTCTACTACTAGTCCAACACATTACAATTTCAACCTCAACATCATTTTCTTTCATTGTAATATGAAGAGGAGTTTTATTTAGAGGCTTATCGGCACAAGTTTTCATAAAGTCCAAAAGTCCATTTTTAGCTTGGTATTGAACTTTTTCTTCCTCTCCCTTTTTATGATTATTCAAAACAAAAGTTAAAAAAGGATAAAGATACGACCAGTTCCTGCACATTTCTTTTATATCAGAAAATTTGAGTTCAATAGGTTCAAGATTGTAGACTTCTTGAGAAGGCGTAAAATCAACAAAAGTTCCTCGATCATTTGAACTACCGGTTGTAAGTGAAACCTTTTGGCCTTCCTTTAGAACTAATTCACACTGTTTCCCATCTCTCATTGATACTGCGCGGAAGGTATCACTCGACAGTGCTGTTCCCTTCGCCCCAATACCGTTTAGGCCTCCCACGTTTTGATAAATTTTATTATTGAATTTTCCTCCACTATGCGGAAGAGTATAAATTGCTTCAAGGGCGTCGACGCCGTCTTCTCGCGGACCGAAAGGACATCCCCTTCCATTGTCTAGGACCGTTATTCGATTTCCATCATAAAGGTCAACAACAATACGATTACAGAACCCCATTGTAGCTTCGTCTATACTATTTGTAATGATTTCACGCACACATTGGAGGACTCCTTGATTGTCTGCGCTACCCATATACATTGCGACCCTAGAGCGAACGGCATCTCTGAAACTCAAAGTTTCAATAGAGTTAGCATCATAACTCAAAATTCTTCCAACTCCTTTCTACATTTATAATAATATTATACAACAAAATAGAGGAGAAATCAAATTCTCCTCTACTTGAAATTTTTGAAAGAAAAGATTTAAAACCTCTCTCTTTTTCTACCCTTTTTATACCTATCAATTATAGTTGCTATATCCTGAACACAAGTATCACAAAGACAAAACGCTCTTGGAACTACTCCTTTTTCGCTAAAAATTTCGGTATCTCCGTGAATCAGTGTACCTTCCCCCCAAACCGGAAGATACCAACTATTAAAAAAATTCGGATTAGGAATATAAGTTTCACAAAAATCACAAAAAGTTTTAGTCATCTTTTTCCTCCACCCAAGAGAGCCAGCGCATTACTAAGTCTTTATTACTAAGAAGATAAAGTCCATAGGGGCAATCATGGTTTATTTCACAAAAACTTACTGAGCTTCCATCATAATCCTCTAGGTCTGGACAATTATTACAAAAAGTATCTATCATCCACTGGTCATAAACTGTACCCTCAAGCGCCATTTGGTCAGATAGAAATTCTGCCATTTCTTCCATTGAGAGATTTTTGAGTTTTTCAAAATTTGAGAGATTCATTCATTCGTCTCCTTTCCAAATCTATATTCATCTTTAGTATAGATAATTTTAGGAATAATGGCCATTGGAGCAACAACTATATGGAGAAGTTCGTCAGAAATAAACTTATCTACAACTATCTTATCATATTTTTCTCCTCGAATATTGTAAGAAATTTTACTTTTAAGACGAATATAAAACCAATTACCTTGAATAGTAATATCATTTTTAGTGACCATATGATAGCCTCTAAAAAAAGAAAGCCATTTTTCAATATCATCTGAAATAATAAGAATTTTTATCAGCTGCATCACATCCAATCCTCCTCATAAATATCATCGTCTTGAGAATTAATATAAAAAGAAGCCATTGTATTGTCTTTTGAGAGAAGATAATCACTTACTCGTTAGAGTTGACATCTAAGAGAAATTCCAAGAACATCATCAAAATTTTCAAAATGGTAAAAAGTAGGCAATTCGTACATCTATTTAGCTCTCCTTCCATCTTTTTATTATATTATAAAAGAAAAATAAGAGAAAATCAAATTTCCTCTCACCCTCCGGCTTTTATTCGTTGTGGTCCTTCTTCAAATTTTCTTTTCCATATATATCCATAAGCACTTTTCATTTTACCATTACAAACAGATTTTATATTGGTACGAAGCATTCCAGTTTCTTTTTCAATAAAAGAAGCGCTACGCCATTCTCGTATAAAAACCCCTTCTTTAGTATATTGAAGAACTGGGTCGCTATTTTTAGATATAAGCTTTTCTTTTCCTCTATTTTCTCTGTCTTGTTTAGAAATACCAAGTGCATCAAGTCGTTTACTTAGGTTGCCAGGAGTTATACCTAATTGTTCGGTTATTTCAGTTTGAGACAAACCTTGTCTCCATAGTTTTAAAATATCTTCATCTTTATATATAAGATTTCCTTCTCCACCTAAAGTTAGGTTATAACCATTATTATAACTATCATAATATTTTATCCAATATTTTTCTCTTTCATTTATTAATTCTTCTGAAACCTCTTCGATTTTATCAATTGAGAAATTTTCTATTCCATATTTTCTAAAAGCTCGGTGCAGATAATAGTTATATGAAGGAGAATTAATACTATTTGAAGAATCTATATGTTCTTGAAAACGAACATTAATATCTCTATTTGTTTTTCCTATATATATTTTATTATTTATATTGTTTGTGATTTTATAAATAAAGCCCATTATCCTTTCCTCATATTCAATTGCTTTTTCGTCCCATACAAGTCGATATAGAATTTTTCTCTCTCGCTCTGTTTATCTTTTGGGACCTCTTCTAAAATTTCAAAATTATAATTCCAAATTCCATTCCGCGCCATATGTGTATGAAGTGTTGAGCTGGCAACTTTTTCCATACCCAGCGCAGTCTGAATATGAGCTTGCCATCTATCCTTGAAATTGACGGTTCGGCCTATATAAGCTTCCCCAGTTGGAATATAAGTAATCTTATAAATCCCTCCAATTTTTTGACCAACAACTCTTTTTATCATCTCATTTGTAGGGCGCCGAGCGATACTCTCCCATATAACCTTAGGAAGAACTTCTTTATGACATAAACGGTCTTTCATACTATCCAGAAGTTTTATATCTTCTATATCGTTTTGTGTGAGTTGGATTTTGTAGAAGTCTTCTTTCTCGCTTAGTTCTCGTTCTCGCCGTATCGCTTCATTTACGGCCTCGCGCCGACTACGAAAGTCTTCTAATTCTTTTTTAAGATAGGATAATTCATCACTATAACTTTTTTGTTTAGTTCTGAACTCTTGTTGAGCATCTTCTTCTAATTTTTTATATTTTTCCTCTAAAGTTTTTCTATATACTTTATCAGTATTGGTTTTTAGCTTTTGAATTTTTCTCTGTTGTTTTAATAAAAGAAAAATAGCTCCTAAAATCAATAAAACTAAAACTACTATCATATCTTTACTCCCAGCTTGTGATTTTTGCTCGCTTTCCTCTTGGAGGAGTCATCCACAAAACACCATCTCGCGCACGAGTAATCCCGACATAAGATACTCTACATTCTTCGGGACTCCAAAGATTTAATCCAACGCAAGCTACGTAGTCCCATTCTAAACCTTTCGCGCTATGTACGGTCAAAACTTTTACAGTATTTTCTTCCATTTTTTTATCCAATTCTTCTTTTTTGAGGTCTCCCTGCTTGAAGCTATCACAAGGAATTCCATTATCAACCAAATAATCTTTGATAGTATCAACCTGAGCATTGGTCCGTGCTAATACTGCCCATTTATAATATTTTTTACTAATATTTATCATATCCAAGATTACCTGTTCACTATAAGGCTTCATTGCCACTGTCCCTTTGACCTGGCGCATAGCAATACTATCATCACTCATACTACATTTTTGAAGAGTAGATTTTGCAAAACGAAGAACATCAGGACAACAACGGTAATTTTCATTCATAGAATAAACTTTTGCTCCAAGTTCATACTGATAACGCTTCAAAAGGTCTGGGCGACTGCCTGCGAAGCCATATATTGACTGTCGTAAATCAAAGACAATAAAATATTCTTTCGCGTGAAGCATTTCAAAAATAAATTTTAGCTGAATTTCATTACTATCTTGTGCTTCATCACATAAACATATATCAATATTTGGCGTACATTCTGGATGCTTTTGCATTAGATGAAAAAGTCCATCGAATTTTTCGTCGTTCATATACTTTATGGCTTCTTTTACACCATTTCTTAGTAAAAGGTGCGCGCAGTAAGAGTGGATAGTTCCAATAAATAGATTATCATTATTATCAATTTGAAGACGTTTCTTCATTTCTCCAGAAGCCATATTTGTAAAGGTAAAGGCTACCACATTTTTACCCTTTTTGATACTCTGACGAACCTTCTCTGTTAGGACTTTTGTCTTACCTGACCCACTCGCGCTACTTACAAAGATAATTGGCTCTGTTGCTTCTAATATAGTATTCTGTATATTACTTAGTTCCAATTCCTTTCACCTCTTTCTTATATTATAACATTTATTTTAGTAGGTGTCAATTTTTTGGAGATTCTATAAATGATTTCGACTTATAAATAGAAACTTATAGGAGGTAAAGGAAATGGAGATGCTAACTTTGATTATTGCACTATCTGCCGTGCTATGGTACGTCGTGGACCGCTTCAAGAGTGGATGGGATGCGCTTCCTTATGGCAAGTGGATTACAGTGATTGTAGCCGGTATTGGCTCTTTCGGCTTGGTATTTTCTTTCGGTCTAGACCTAATTTTTGCTTGTGGTCTAGTAGATAGTGTAAGTATGGCTGGTCAAATCCTAACTGGTTTTGTACTAATGTCTGGTTCTAGCGCCATTAGCGAGGTTATTGCTCGTATCAAGGGCGAAGATAAGTAAAATAGAAAGAATAAAAAGGAGAGGACTTCTGCCCTCTCCTCTTTTTTTTATTGATATAATTCCTCTTCTGTAGAAACAACCAACCAAGTCTGAATTATTTTCATAATTCCATCTATAAAAGAATTGCCCCCTTGGGCGTGATAATCTTTATAAACAGCACAAACAAATTCTTTATCATATTGTAATATTTTCTTATAAGGTAAGTATTTGTAGTAAATTCTTACAATATCTTTCCTAAGCATATCATTAGAAGATTTGATAAGCATCTCTAACTTTTCATCTTGTAGACGATTTTTCTCTTCAAATGTTGCTATAATAGGAGTTAAAATTTGTTCGGCAACTTTTTCGGTTGTTTTTTGGACAATCTCTTCCTGCCTTTTCTTTTCAGCTTCGATTTTCTTTTTCTTTATCTTTTGAAACCATTCAAAGTTTCCGCATACTTTTTCTAAAACTTGCCAAAAAAGAAAAATTAAAATGAGGATGCCTCCAAGGCTATTCGCAACTTCTTGGATAGTCAAAAGAAATCCCTCCTTTCTACTTCAAATTATAAGTAGAAATGAGGGACTTTTTATCTATTTTTTTAGATATTCTCGATAAGCATTATCATTGTGATAACGGGTTCGCGCCAAATAGGCATCATTTAGTAAGTCCTTTAGTGAGGAAATTTTGTCCATATCCCACCAAGGGATACAATAAAGAGGAATTTTATGAGAAAGACAGTAGCTTATTTTTTCTCTGTCTCGCTCTTGGGCTTTTAGGAAATCAGAGCGACTTTTGTAAAAGACTTTTGTAAATTCCATATGCTGGCGTCCCTGGATTTCTAAAAGAACATTCTCTTCAGGAAGAAAGAAATCAAATCGATAATATCCATGATGAAGGTCGCTAAAAGTTTTCTCTTTTATAAATCTGACTTTTTCCTTATTGAGAATTTCAATTACTTTTTTCTCGTAAGATGAAATTTTATACATTTTCAAAAATTCGATACCAGTCACATTCACTTGCCATCTTATCATCTCTTAGGCGTACAGGGCGCGGATGTCTTAGACCATAACTATCAGCCATAACTTCCATTGCGGTAATTTCAATGACTTTTCCAAGATAGGACTTCCAATTCAACAGAATTTCCTCTTCAAGTCCACTAAGATTTCCAACTTGGACTAATTTTCCATCTTTATAGGCTCCAATTTTTAGTGAGCCAGCACCACCCAAGAAATACATTTTTGTAATTGGCTCGATAGGATCTCCATCACTGTAGTTCTTATAGAGCGCGCCCTCGACTTTCTCACCAGTAGATAAATTTTCCCAGTATTTCCAGCTCATAAGCTCTTTTCCATTGTAAAGACGAGTAGGCGCATTCGCTCCCATAATTACTACATCCAGAGTCTCTTGAAGTTCTTTCTTTACTTTGATTGTCATATGCGCGGGAGTCCGCTTGAAATAAATTGGGCAATCCTTCCGGGTAATTACTACCCCTTCTCGACCAGAGGCCAGGTAGTCTTGAAGATGATTCCATAGCTCCTTCCCATTATAATACTTAGCCCACTCCACATAGGGAGAAGTAAATTGAGTAGAGATTTTCTCTAAAAGCTGAAAACGCTCAATTGCTTTTGTATCTACTAAATTTACTCCATCATAGGCACAAATATCAAAAATATAGAAATGAAGCTTTTGACCACTCTCTTGGCGAGCAATACACTTATCTTTGAGGCATCCCAAAAGAGAAGTAATATTTTTTGAGCCCTCATGCCCAGGAAGATAACACTCACTCAGAAGGACGGTTCCATTAGGTAATTGTGTCATAAAATCTTGAAGTTGAGGAACCCATTCAATTTTATTTACGGCCTCACCTTTTACATTTTTATTACGAGCTACCATAAAGCAATTCCCATCCTCGTCCTTTATGAGACGCTGATAGTAGCCATCAACTTTTAGAGCGCCATAATAATCTCCACTATAAATAGCATTTACTACTTCAGACTTCCGCTTTTCCTCAGAATAAGAAGCGGGAATACTCCAGTACTTCATACTTTCTGAATTGACCCAATCAATATCACAAATAAATCCCTTCATATTCTTCTCCTTTCAAAAACAAATCTGTAAATCTATTAGCAAGTTCTTCTAGTTCCTCTAAGGTTCCATTATTATAGATATAGCTATCATACTTATAATTAAAAATATCAGCATCAGCGTGATTAGATTGAGGCAATTCTTCAACATTAAATCTTCTGACTATCAAAGTTCGCGCGCCAATTCTATCCACAAATTTTTGAATTTCTTTTGGTTCTCGACACATTATAAAGTAGAGACATTTTTCTTCATTGTATCCAAACTGCTTCCAAATTTCTTTACACCCATTATAAGAATCAATAATATCTTTATAGGGAATATCATTCCATTGGGTCAAAATATCTTTTAGGTCTGATAAAAATTTTCTATCTTTAGGAGTTTTTTGACTATTCCAACCACAAAACTTAGCAACTTCTTTTACGAAATCAACTGTGGAAATAATTCTGCAACTATAAGGGCCAACTCTTTCTTCCATTATTTTTTGAACCATTTCACAAAAAGTATCTTTTCCCGCTCCTGGTTAAGGAAAGCCGTTGACAACAACGACATTTCTCATTCAATCACCCCTTTTATCATTATATATAATTATACTCCTTACATATAGTCTATATAGGGCTCTCACCTATTTCTTACTCTATATCGTTTTTGTTTCTTTTTATATAAAAAGAAAATTTTCCTGCGTACAAGTTTATTTATATCACAAATCCGAACAAAAAGCAAATTTTAGATTTGTTTTCGGGCTTCTACGGCTAACTTATCAACTTCACTATTCCAATCTTTTGCCCCTGTATGTCCTTTTACTTTTTCAAAAATAAAATTAGTATTTTCGAAGAATGGAATAAGTTGAAGCCATAATGTCTTATTAGCAACTGGTTCTTTTTTAGAATTTTTCCATCCATTCTTTTGCCAATTTTTATACCACTTTTGAGTATAACAATTATGACAGTAAGCACTATCAGTTCGAATTGTAATTTTTTCAAGTGGATAGAATTCCTTTGCCCATATACACCCTTCAATAATGGCTACCAATTCGCAGATATTATTTGTAGCTTCGGGAATCGGCATTTTCCATTCATAAATTTTTTCTTCATTCTCCACCGAAATAAAACTTGAACCACCAGGGCCAGGATTCCCACTACAAGCGCCATCAGTATAAATATAAATCATTTGTAATATTCCTCCCAAATTTCATCTGGGGTAGCCTCAATTTCTGTAAAGGTAAAATCCAAAAACTTCTCAATGTCGATTCCCTCAGAAAAAGACCTCGCGCGCTTAGTGCTCCGAATATCTTTTGGGGAAAATAGATGCTTCCAGAAACCCATACCCAAAATAATTTTTTCACTATTATTGATATTACTCACAAGGCGCGCGACCTCAAAAATATACATATGAGTATGATTAGTTGGGTCGAAATTTTTGAGTTCGATTTTGTTGTCGTGCCGTTTTGCATAAGACATTAGGTTTGTAGCTGTTCTACTCACAGCTAAATCATACATTTGAAAATCTGCCATAATATTTCTCCTTTTACTTTTTATATTATAATTATATAATAAAATAGCCGAAAATTCAAATTTATTATATGCTAATTTGACTTTTGAGAAATTTGTGTTATTTACAGGCGAGCGCGCGTTTTATATAAAGGTATAAGAAAAATTTGATTTTTTAGATTTTTTGAGGTATAATTTTTATATAAATGAAAGGAGTTGAAATATATATGCGAGTTTCACCAGATGACATTATTAGATTCAATGATTTATATTTGGAGTTAAAGACTTATGCAGGAGTAGCGAGAGAGACAGGATTTTCTGCTTCGACTGTAAAGAAATATATTATAAAGGACTATGTGCCTGCTGAAGAGGTAGAGACGCAGAAGTTTAGTGGAGACCTTCCTGAGTTTGTACCTGAGATTTTTCGTCAACAGGATTGGACACCTTTTATAGATATGAAACCGGAAGAATATGAAGAAATTAAAGAACTGTGGAAGGAGATGTCAATTTGAAAAAGTATTTTTATCTTGAAGAAAGTCCCGTTATGAAAACTTATCAAGCGATTTATATTAATCATGGATATTTTCCTTTTGAAGGTAAATTTTATGGCTCTTTTAATTTGATGCCCGCGCGCCTTTTAGGTTTAACTTATGCACAGTATCTTCGTTTTTGTAGGGATGTACTTGGCGCGACCTTGGTGGGGAAAAATAGTAAGTATCCGGTAGCTTATTTCCGTCTTACTCCTGAAGTTCAGCAGTTTGTAAAGCTTTTGAATAAGCGGGCTGAAATGGCAATTTTTGAGCATGACCATCCTTATGATTTGGAAGTAAAACTGGATGGTACAATTGTGAAAAAAGGAGAAAATGAATGATTTTTTCTATTGATAAGTTATCAGGAGTCAATGATTATAGAGGTTATAAGAAGCTTATAGAAAGAACAAATTTTCCAAAAGAGCCAATGGAACTCATAGATGCTATGGGGTGGGTTCAGAGCTACTCTTCAAATGAAGAAAAAGTGTTGTTTTCAGAATTATTTAGCGACTGGCGCACTTATGTAGGAATGGCACCGATTGAAGTAGAGAAGTTTGAAGAGGTTTTTGAAATTACAGATAGTCATATAATTTTGAGTAGTTTTTGTATAGATTCCAGTTCAAGGGTTCAAGATAGTGAGAATGTGTCTAAGTCAAAGTATATAGCTTTTGGCAAAGATATTAAGAATAGTGAGAGAGTCTATGCCTCATCAAATGTAGAGAACGGTCACCACATCAATGTTTCTTTCAATATTCTGAATAGTGTCGAGATTCATGACTCTTCAAAAGTGAGATATAGTCAGAATGTTTTCAACAGTGATGAAATTACAAATTGTTATGGAGTCTATTCTTGTGAAGAGGTAGAAGATGGTTTAGGGATTTTCAATGTTTCTACTGGTAAAGAAATTTATTTTTCTACTGATTTGGAGAATTGTTCTTATTGTCTTTTTTGTAGCGGATTAAAAAATAAGAAGTTTTGTCTTTTCAACCAGGAAATTGACTCAAGAGATTGGTTTGTGATAAAAGAGTTATTATTGAATGAGTGGTCAGAGGAAGACGAAAGTCTTTATAAGATTGTCTCTTTTGAAGATGATAATAATGAGTGGTGTGGTTTTAGATATCTTTCCAAGACCGATACTAATTTTTCTTATATAGCTCAGAGAGATTTCTTTCAAAGTCTTTCTTCAAAATTTTTGAAATATATTCGTTCTATGCCTTATTATAATGAATGGCTTCTTTATCAGATTACCATGAATCCAAGAATTTTAGAAAAATAA